TTAGGGGGTAAAACCCATCGCCATACACTTGTCCTTCAGCCGATCTAATGTACGAGTGACAGTAGATTTAGAAACTCCTAAGTAGGTAGCAATCGCCTGATAACCATAGCCCTGTATCCGCAAGGTTAGGATGCGCTCCTGACGTTCTGTAAGATTTAGAGCGTGAAGCAAATCTTCATAATCCCACGTGGTAGTTCTTAACGCATTGCCGGACTCTAAATATTGAGAACACTGGCGATAGATGGTATCTAATTGCGAGGATTCCAAACTGTCTAAGGAAACAGAGTCGCTAGGATTGTGCGATTGCTGATAGCTGTTAATAATACGGCGAACCGCCCGGTAGCATTCTTGGATCGGCGTTGTCTCTTCTTCGTGGTATCCTGCTGTGTCTAATTCCTTTATGCGGGAACGGCTGGCTATTTTTCGTGTGGTGTAGGGCTTATCCAACCACCCAATATTGGTGCCGTGAATAGCCGCTTGTTCGAGAAGTAGGCAAACCGCTTCTTGAATGAGATCAATACCATCATGGAAGCTGACGCTCTCAGTAATATTTTGCGAAAGGGACATTTGATAGTCTGCTTCAATTTGCGATTTTAAATCTAAGTAATCGGCTTGGTGAACAGAGTCCACCTGCATACACTTATTCGCACACGAGGAAACAATCGCTTTTGCTAGGGCGTACAACAGATCCGTGTAATCATCATTGGCCAAATAGGCAATCTCAAAATCTCTTTTCAGTTGTTCAAAGCTATGTGGGTACTTGCCTTTATCCATAAGATGCCCCCTTTATCTATTTCGGTATTCTTAACCGCAAAGGGTACGACACTGAAGGTTAATGCTGACCTTTTGTTGTTAACACATAATCGCCGATGTGCTTTAGGTCTCGCTTCCATTTGGCGATAGCTGTGGGTCTATTAGGATGTAAGCGAATGTTATTTTCTATACATCGAACCATATCGAAATAGGTCATCATATTTTTTTCTAAAAGCGTTACAAGCAAACGCTGGCGTTCAGCATCTGTTCTGTTGTCTGAAACATTATATCCAAGCTGGAAAAGGCGAGATTCCTCGTTGAAGGCAGAAAATGCGTTATCTGCATCAGTTAGTTTTCTTTTTTCAACAAGAAATGTTCCGTATTTCTTTTCAAACAACTTTAGCGTGATTTCTCCAATGAAGTGCTTGTCGCATTTGCTGCAATAATGCACCGGCAGTGCAATCCGTTCAGTTTCTGTTGTGTTGCTTGCAATAAACCGAGTCTCTGAGATTGGATGCTTATTGATGTAACAATTTGTGCTGGTAAGATTTTGGTAAATATACAATATTGCATTCGTAACGGGTGTGGAGTCCTCATCTTGCAATACTGCTACTATGGTGTTGCTTGAGATATATGCGAGCACACGGTCATTGATTTCTTTATATAGCCGATCAAACTCATACTTTGGCTGCGTTTTTGTCTTCCAGCTATGGATCACTCGCGAGACTGCGAATTGGAACTCAATTAAAAACTCGGCAAAGGAAATTTCCCTACATACAAGTTTCCCGGGCTGGTCTGCTCTACTTATGCCTTTAATGTTATAAAAAGAAAAGGTGGCAAATCCATACGCATTTGCAAAGATTTTATCGTAACCATCCGCAAAAACATGAAGATACTGATTCATTAATGGCTCACAGGCTTTTCGTACATCCTTGCGGCACACTTCGTCTAATTTATCTGGCCAAAGATGCTTCATAGTTCCAGAACACGATTCCTTGTGCTCTTCGTATATTTTTTGTACTTGTACATACAAATCATAAAAATCGTCAATGGCACCAATAGCGGCCACACTATACGGAGTCAAGCCTATCTCAATTTTGGAGGCCATATGAGTCACGCTCCTACACAGAATAAATCAATTATATTCTATGAAATAAAAAAATTCAACCTATCGTATTTTCCCTTGTCGTACCCTTTCTGATTAGAAGTGTAAGCACAAATCACCGTCGTGTATTAGGAGGTATTTATGGAAAGAAAAGAAAGGGCCGAAGCAGCGGATGAGATCCTCAACGAATTACTTCAGCGGACGGATCGTATGGAGGCTGGAGAAATCCCGATTAACATCCAAAGAGTCGATCAATTAAGGTTTGCATATGCAGGAGCACAAAAATATGCATCCGGCATCAATGTTGATGTTCGCATGTGCGAAAATATGCCCTTTGTGGGTATGGGAAGTGTACAAATCGAGGGGAAAACGATTGCATTCACAAACACAGAGTGGTTTGCTAGAATTGCGGAGTTTGCAAACAACACCGAGATTTATCCGCTAACCAACGGTAATGTGCGTGTGACCTTTACCTTCTATGGTCTTACCAAAAAGAACGCTTGAGGAGGCTTCAGTATGGATATTTACAATCAGATTTTGCAGTTGATTGAGAAGGAATGTTGTTTGTCCGATAGCGGTAGAGCTATTCCAGAAGACAAGATTTGCTTGTTGAAGGAAGCAGCAGCCATACTAGAGCAATACTGGAAGGACTGGGATTTTGAAAACATTGAGCTGATGGTAGCAAAAGGTGGCGGCACCCTGTATATCACACTAACCAGTGCGGACATCGTTGTTGAGAACGGCAGAAAGAATTACCTTTTCCAATTGGCAACATTGGCTGATGGAATTAAATTCAGCCAGAAAGAAAACGATTTGGTGAGCATGGAATTGCAGTTTAAAAATATAGTGCAGTAATTTAATTTATAGAGGAACTGCCCCGGGAGAACGGTTTGACCGATACTCCTAGGGCAGTCTGCATTTTGGTAGTTAAAGTATATTAGAAGCGATATCCATAAGACTGTTATAGTCTATTTCTGAAGGGGTGCCACAAAGGAAACCATTGGCTTCAATAATTTCTGCACAAATAGCATCTATTGTTTTGTATGGATTATCAATTTGTCCTCCATCTAAAATCCGGTATGCTGCATCATAGATCGTATAATCATAGCCGGTATCGCAAGTTTGGACGGCCAAGTAGGTATCCCCAATTTGCCAAGCGATGTATTCCTTCTTCATTGACTGTCCTCCGGAGAGTAAATTGTGCGGGTAATTTCGGTGCCATCCTTAAAGCGGAAGATAATTTTATTATCGTGGTGGACTGTTGCAGTGTCCACCAATGTGATCCAAAGCTCCTCATCCCAGGCATCGACAATTAAGGGACACTTTTTTAAAGAGGCAATAAATGCACTAATTCCTTTTTCTTGAATTGCTTGTTGATCACGTTCTGCAACCTTTTTCTTAAGCTTTGCAATTGCCGTGTCGTATTTCCTGCTCAGTGCATTGTATTTCTTTGTGTACTCCTCTTGAGACTGCTCTGTGGATGCGTTTTCTTTGATGCACTGACCAACCATTTCTACTAGGAGATGGATTTCTTCGTTTAGTGCTTCAATCTGCTCGTCCAACTGCGTGAAGTCACAGAGCATATTTCTTACCTCCTCGCAGGCCATAATTACAGGCTTACGATTGCCCATTAACTCATTATAGGCTTGTAGGAAAAGTTGCTGAATGACGACCGTATCCAAGGTGGGTGTCGAGCATTTTTCCTCGGCGGTAAACTTGTTATTGCAATGCCATACTGTCCGGCGGTAACTGTCATTGGAATGCCATACCTTTTTGCCATAAAATGCACCACAATCACCGCAGATGAGCTTACTAAAGAAGATGCTTGAACCGCTATAGGATCTGCCCAATTGTCGACGCCGGGATATTTCCATTTGAACATGCTCGAAGTCTTCAGCCGAAACAATAGCCGGGTGGCTGTTCTCTACATAGTATTGAGGAATTTCACCCTCGTTAACTTTTTGTTTTTTGGTAAGAAAATCAACCGTATACTTTTTCTGCAGCAAGGCATCACCCTTATATTTTTCGTTTTGCAGAATGCTCAAAACCGTGCTATCGCTCCACCGTTTTCTGCCAGTCGGCGTTGCAATACCGGCTGCATCAAGGTGGCGGCAAATCCCGGAGGGGGTTTTGCCGTGAAGGAACAGGCTGTAAATCAATCGCACCGTTTTCGCTTCCTCCTCATTAATAATCGGCTGTCCATCCGGCCCCTTATCATAGCCGAGGAAATGGCTATAGGGCATTGAAACCTTACCATCTGCAAATCGTTTCCGCTGTCCCCAGGTGACATTTTCGGAAATGGATCTGCTCTCCTCTTGGGCAAGGGAGGACATAATGGTAATGAGTAATTCACCCTTACTATCAAAGGTGTAGATGTTCTCCTTCTCAAAGAAAACCTCGACCCTGTGTTCCTTGAGCTTGCGTACCGTGGTGAGACTATCTACGGTATTACGGGCGAACCGGCTAACGGATTTTGTAATAATGAGATCTATTTTCCCGGCAAGGGCATCGTTAATCATTTCATTAAAACCATCACGGTTTTTGGTGCTGGTACCAGTTATTCCTTCATCAGCATAAACTCCAACAAATTCCCAGTCATCACGCTTTTGAATGAGTTTGGTATAGTAATCAATCTGTGCTTCGTAGCTGGTAAACTGCTCATCGGAGTCCGTAGAGACACGTGCATACGCCGCAACGCGTCGTTTCACTAATGCGTTCTTGGGTAGTGCCGTATATTGATTTTTTGTGGCGGGTATAACAGTAATCGCTTTAGCCATTTTTTATCAACCTTTCCCGTGATTTCTGCCGTGCCTGTTCTCGTTTTTCCGGGGTCCAAGAACAAGAACGTGACCGATCTTGCCAAGTATGTGTCTGACTACTGCCATCGGTGAAAAAGAAGCGCAGCGTATTCTCTTTGTCAACTTCAATGTGGTCAAGTAATTCTGCCCGGGGTGCAACAGTTGGTATAAGCGTATCTAGTACAATTTCCGGGATTTGCTTGGATGCACAGTATTTTTTCCCTTTCTCGTTAAATGTAGAGCAAATCCAAACCGGCTGAGTTGCTGTAGTCTTTCTGCGGTATTTTTTGCCACACTGTGCGCATACAAGAAGGCCGGTATATGCATATGTCTTATTTTCCTTTGGCCCCTTATTGTATTTAGTAGCCCTTCGATGCCGTTCTGCCTGTGCTGCCTCAAAGGTATCCATATCGATGATTGCCTCGTGGGTCTCCTCGGCCAGAAATTTGGGAAGCTGACCATTGTTTACCACTGTTCTCTTGGTTATGTGGTCCTTTCGGAAAGTCTTTTGAAGAATCAAATTACCCGTGTAATTGTAATTCTGTAGTATCTTTGCGATACTCGATGCGCTCCAGGGACAGCCACTTATGGATGGGATGTTGTCATCAATCAAATGCTTTGCTATTGTAATGCTTCCGCATCCTGCGAGATATTCCCGGAAAATGCGCCTTACTATTTCAGCCTCTTCCGGAATAACAATTAGTTGCCCCTCACCCATACGATATCCAAGCATCTTCCCCCGCCAAGGGATACCTTCTTCAAAGTTTTTCCTTACCCGCCATTTTTGGTTTTCGCTTGCAGACCGGCTTTCCTCTTGGGCATATGAAGCAAGGATTGTGAGCATTAGTTCTCCGTCAGCGTCCATCGTATGAATGTTCTGTTCTTCGAAGTATACGTCTACATTCATAGCTTTCAATTCCCGGACTGCCTGCAATAGTGTCACCGTGTTCCTAGCAAATCTTGAAATAGATTTAGTGATAACCATGTCAATCTTTCCAGCCGAACAATCAGCAAGGAGACGCTGGAATTCACCACGACTCTCCTTGGTACCGGTTAACGCTTCATCAGCATATACTTCGACAAACTGCCATTCAGATTCCGCTTGTATCAGCCTCTGAAAGTAGCTGATTTGGGCAGAAAGTGAATGCAACATTGCGTCCTTTCCGCTTGACACGCGACAATAGGCTGCAACTTTGATTTTGCGTTTAGGTTTTTCTGGGTAACTGATTTTTGTAATGGTTTTTTCCATTATGTCGCCTCCTTTGTAGGTGGTATATTACCATTACATTTGTTATTTATCCACTCAATTTCCCGCAATAAACTGCCACAATTAATACCAAAAAGTTCGCACATTCTTGTTTCAATATCACAATAGTCCGAGGCGGATATGATGCCGGAATCGAGCATTCGTCTCACCTGTACCATCGCCGATTTGTAACCCAAAAGAGAGGAGAATTTATCAGGTGTCATTGGGCATACCTCGCTTCTGATAACAAGCAAGAGAACAATATTTGCGATTGGAATGTGTATAGTCATAAAATCTTCTACCGCAAGAGGTACAAACAAAAACGCAGATTTTACTACTCTTTCTCTCAAGCCGATGCTTATTCCACCAAGCCTGCTTGCATTTAGTACAGCAAAATTTGCGTGGGCGTGTCTTTGACGGCTCCGTGATAGCACGCCCACAGTTCTGGCAAAAAAATGCCGTTTCTTTCAGTTGGGTAGTGGATAAGCCGGAACGGTAGCAATAGGATTTCACCGTATTAACAGAGACGCCAAGTTGAGTTGCAATCTCGGAATAACCCTTGTTCCTATGTCGCAACTTCATAATTATGTCTTTTTGAGCTGAAGTCATATCGTTTCCTCCTTTAAGAGTTCTCCTCATAGGTAGGTCACGAGAAAACAAAAAACGGACATTTTTTCAAAAAATATGTATAGATTAAGTGACTCCTTTCCCGGGGAAGCGGTATACTTCGTGGTATTTCCTTCGATATAGTTCCGGTAGAACTAGCAACTTGGCTTTGCGGTTTCTGTCGTCCCTCCAGCAAGCCAGTTATAATATCAACAGAACTACAAACTAGTTCTGGAAGGAGGGATTTGAGTGGATATGTGTGCGGTTGGAGCCCGAATCAAGGCTGCCAGAGAACGCGCCAAAATGACACAGGAGGATTTGGCAGAAGCTTTGGATATGAGCCCTACACACATTAGTGTCATTGAACGAGGCGTAAAGACCCCAAAATTGGAAACGCTCGTAAGGATTGCAAACGCCCTCCGGGTATCTACAGATATGCTGTTGCAGGATGTTGCCACCTATGCCAATGACGGAATTGCCTCGGAATTATCAGTTTCAATTTCCAAGCTACCCCACCAAGAGCAAGAGCGTGTTCTTAACGCCATCCGAGCCTTAACTGAATATTCTTGAGATCTGCTCCGGCAGATCTCTTTTTATTCGCCCGATTCCGTGGGATTTCGACAAGCAGTATGATTTATACTCGTTCCAGTAGAACTAGCCACCATTTCCAGAAGGGCGGTTCTGCCAGCTGTGGCCACAGCGAAAATACACAAGAAAAGGAATGAGTTTTTATGAAATCAGTCGCACAGGTAATGGAGCAACTCACCAGTCGAGACATTTTGAAGTCAATGGCGGATTTGTTCCGGGATAAGGATAGTCAGTTCTTTGATGACGAACTGCGTATGCTCACGGCGGTAACAACCCTCAAGAAGGAGCTTCCGGCAGATTTCTCTCCATCGGTGGATGAATACATACAAGCCCACGAAACTGATGTGCTGGCACAGATTGTCTATGCCGGATACCACGGTTTCCAAATCAACCGCGATAACTTCCACGCTCCCTATGGCGTGGACTTTACCCGGTGGGAGTTTTTCGATATTGCCAAGGAGCATATCATTGGACATTTCCCAATTAACTTTGAGGCTAATGGCGTTATTCAGGCTTTCTACCAGGCACTGCCGGAGGAGCTTCGGGAGTACCATAGTCACATCAGCGAGTATTTCACCCACTTTGAATGTGCTGGCCCCAAGCTAGCTCACTACGCAGGGTATATGCTCGGCAATCAGCTGTTGCCCTGGATTGTACCGGGCTACCGAATGGACCCCGTGCAGACAATGAAGTACAGCCACGATATTGAGGAATACTGTGGGTATAAACCCGAATAAATAGAAAAACCCCAGGCACCGCCAATAAAGGTAGTGCCTGGGGATAGCTTTCATTTTATTCTTTTGACAGGAGAGCAATCCGCGATTGTAGTTCTTGTGTTGCCAGTCTTACGCTGTCTTGGTCATAGGTTGCATATTCGGCGTGGATGCGATCAACGAGTTTTCGCAAGCCTTCAATGGTTTTCTCCCTGCCCAAGTAATCGGCGACAAAGCGGTCAGCTTCAAGCTCGTTGCTATCAACACCACCATCGGCGGCACAATCGCTCCGCACCTTATCTCGATCCGCCACCCTCTGCGAAAGATGCTGATGGCGGTAATGACCAAGCTCATGTAGCAGGATTACTCTTGCCTCAACCGAGCCACGGACAATGTCATAGAACAATTCACGCTCTATCAAAATACGCGGGGCGAGACCATTCTCTGCACAAGCAAGGCAGGCAAAACTATAGTCCTTTTCCTCGGTGGGGGTGTCATCAATGACAATGGCGACCGGAGCCGGAAATAAAGGTGATTTAACCATTCCAATCAGGCCTCCGCCGATGGGCTTATTCATATGAAAAAGGACGATGCGGTGGTTGCCCTTGCCAAAGGAAATCGTGCCGTGCCTATTTTTGCTCATCTTTACACCTCTTGTTTTTGGGGATTACTTAATCAACTCTGCCAGGACGACAATCGGCAGAAGTAAAACGCAGACAATAAACCACATTTGAACTCCTCCTTACAGATCATCAAGAAAGCCAAAATCATCCGGGTCAAGGCCGGCATCCTCCAACGCAATGCGCCGGTCATCCTCGTCCATTAGGCTCAACTCAACCTCATCCAAGCCAGACGCCATTAGCTCAAGGCTTTTATCCGCTTCGTCGTCATCATCGTCAGAGAAGCCAAACCCGGTGTCGGTTGCCGTACCTTCCGCCTTTTCTGACTCCATCATATGGTGCAGGAAGCCAAGCTCACTGGCTCGTTCAAAAGCACTCATTTTTCCGTCTTTATTGAAATCAAAGAGACCGCCAAAAATACCCTTGCTCATAATTTACCCTCCTATTATAGCACTACCTTATCGGCAAATCCAGTAGATAGTCCCGAACACTATCCTGGGACAATTCGGAAAAGTTAGCATCCGGAAGTAACTGTTGCATCGTCTCCAATGAGTTTTCCGACACATAAGGACTTGTACCCACGAACCTAGCTCCGAGTTTTTCAAAAACGTGTATGCTGTGAGCGTTGCCCTTGCTGATCCTTACCTGGATGCAATCCAAATTATGCGTTTCCCCATACCAATTACAAAACGCAATAATCGCTTCCGGAGCATACCCTTTACCGCGATGGGCGGTGCAGATGTCAATGCCCAATTCCGGCACAGGCTTGTCGATATACTGCATACAGACCTTACCGACAAAATCACCGCTTTCTTTACAGAAAATAAGGCAGTTGTATGTAGTTGGAGAATTTACTTCCTCCCAACAGAACTGGGCATATATCTCTTTGAAGCCCTCTGTCCGGCTGAAGTCCTCCAGTAAGGACGCTTCCATAGAAAGCGCCACTACCAAATCTTTATCCGCCTCGCATATTTCACGCAGTAGCAGGCGTTCTGTTGTAGCAATGTCCATATCAGTTCTCCCCATAGTTTACAGGGTGAAGGAGCCGGTTTCCTTGCCATCAATTGCAAAGGCAAACAGAGTACCCTTGTTTACGGCGGCAAAATAGCCGGTCCTGGCGAACTCTTCTGCGTAGTGCTTTTCAATCAGTTCCAAGGTTTCCCGGAGCTGGAGCATCGCAGCGAATTCGTGCTTGCAGTTGTAGCTACAGAAGCAGTCGCACACCAGCTTGCTGATTTCGCCATTGGCATACTCGAATTCGACCACATAACCCTCGCTACCTTCAACTATGGCGTAACCCCGATTACCGTTAAGACTGATGTACCGGACACGATTTTCCATATAGTAGTCGTGACCACGCTCTGCGATGGTGGGGTTAATATTCATAGTCTTGAGATCGTCAAGCCGGAAGGTGCTGTCATCAGTGCCACTTTCGTATTCGTCCTCCTCCTTGGCCGGAGCCTTGAACCACATAGTAATCTGCTCCGCAGGCAGAGCAGTGGGATCAAAGGTGACGAAGTGGGAGCCGGCCATAAAGAATTGACCGTGGACCTCGGTGTTACAGACCGCAATTACCTTCTTGTACTCAGAGACCTTGATTTTGAAGTTGTAGGTGATCTCCACAACACGACCCAACTGACCTTCCAGCTTGCCATCCACATACACTAGATCACCGACCTTCAAATCAAACAGATCGTTGTAGTAAGACAGCGCCATACCCTTGCCGGGGAAACAGACCTGCACCACAGACTTGCGGGCTACAGTCCCTTGCTCCTCTTTCTCCTGGATGGCGGGAGCAACCTTCTTTTCAGCATCATAATTGCCAAAACCACTAATCTTGAATGCCATATGAATTACCTCCAGTTTTTATTTGGTGTTCCTTATGACAATATATTAACAAGTTATTAGTCCAATAAAAAGGACACAAGCGAAAAAACACGAAAAAATACGATAAAAATTCACTGCAAATATCAAGTTTCAGTTACCGCCCTTATGCCTGAAATTTCCTTAAAGTCATAAAATGTCATAATATGTGTTGACAGGTTTTATTTTGTGTGATAGGATGGGCGCATAAGGAGGCGGCGCTATGTATACAGCATATAAAATTGCCAAATGGCTATTCCTTGCTCCGTTTTATATGATTAAGATCCTGCTAATAGCTGTTCCGGTGGCACTGATTAAACTCGTTAAAAACGCATAGGAGGTATTTTTGATGGATTATGATAGAGTGATTGTGGAATTACTTAACCGCATAGGTGCATTGGAGGATCGTGTTGCAGCACTAGAAGGCAAAGCTCCGGTCGCAAAAGATGAACCCACACAGGAGGTCAGCAAAAAGTACCGATATTTGGCTGACTATTTACACAATAGCAATCGGGATAATATCCGGCTTACCTTTTCTGAAATCGAGGAGATTCTCAAAACAAAGCTCCCCAGTTCGGCACATAACCATCGTGCTTTTTGGGCAAACACTACAAGTCATTCCATTGCATTAAGTTGGCTGACTGTGGGCTATGAAACAGTAGAAGTCAACACTGCAGAGCAATACATCGTATTTGAAAAAAAGAGAAAATACGGAATGGAGGGATAATTATGTGGGAACAGATTGTACGATCATTCACGCAAAACCCGAGAGATGTGAAGACAATCCCTCTGTACAAGCGTGAGGCACTTTGGTTTTTTGTCTACGCAGAAAGCGGCGAGGTATATGTAGCACCGGCGCGTACACACACGCCCAGTAGCAAAATCACGACGACACGAAAGTTAGCAGTTCACGAAAACGAGTGTGAGACTATGCTCGACCTGTATCGTCGCAGAAAATGCGGTGAAGCAGTATCGAAGGAGGCGCAGGCGGCGTCGGTAAATCAAGTATATTGGTACGGCATATTTGCCGACCTAGGAATATAAAAGAAAAAGCACAAACAAAAATTCCCCCCAGGCAGAACTGGATGACCAGTAATGCTTGGGGGGGATAGTTTGTTAGTTAGGGATTTTCAGTTTCCAGCCGGAATAAATGGTATTGGATTTCAGGCCGTTTAGTTCCTTGATCTCCGGATACCGGGAGCCGTTGCCCAGGTACTTCTTTGCGATGTCCCAAAGGGTATCGCCCTTGACCACGGTGTGTACCCGATAGGTTTCCTCCACCTTCTGCTCGGCAGGATAGATGGAAACGCCATCATTGGTAAACACAAAGTAGCCGGGGTTCTTGTCGGCGGCGTTCTTGGCATTGGCAAGAATACGGTAAGCGCCGATCTGCGACTTGCTGTCCTTCCAGGACTTCCGCACTCGGTAATAGCCCTCGGTCAGCTTCTCGGGATAGGTGTCCGGTTTAACGGAAGGTTCAGGCTTGGCAGGAGCAACTTCCTTCTCCTTTTCCTCGGCGGACAGGAGTGCCTTGACAGCCTCACGGAAGGTGTCCATCGACTTGCCGTGCTTGGGGAACCAGTGCATCACATCGCCGTGGTTGGAAGCAACGCCCTGGCGGTAACCTTCGCTGTGGCAGATGATGTTTTTCTCGGTCAGCCCGTACAGCTTACACAGATAGGCACAAAGTTCAACGGCCTCCTGATACACCTTCTTGAAGTAGGTAGTATCAGCAAGGCCGTCCTCACAGATCTCAAAACCGATATGGGTGTTGTTGGCGGAGCCACCTGCGTGCCAGCCTCGGTGGTCCCAAGGCAGGGTCTGATAGGTGGCAATCGTGCCGTCCTTCAGCTTGCCGATGAAGCCGTGGACACAGACTTCTCTGCCGCCGGGATGGTAGGTGTTCCAATGGTTGTTATACTGGTTCTCACCCAACAGACCATCATCGGGACCCACATAGCGACGCAGATTGGGGTTGTTGGCACCGGTGGAATGCACCATAATGCCCTTGACCGTGATTTTCTTACCTGCCTTATAACAGGCATTTTCCGTAAAAATCAGCTTATGCAGATTCATTATCAGTTACCTCCTTAGTAGTCTTGGTGAGCTGCTTTGCCACCTGATTGGTGCCGGTGGCAGACAGACCGCTGGCCGCGCCGATAACAATGGCCACGAGCAGGTTTTCCGTTCCCATAGTGCCGGGGACAAGATAGAACGCCACCACACCGCAGATGCCGCCGAGCAGGCAAGCGATCAAGGGAATGAACCGGGTGAACTTACCGGTGCCACCCAGGGCGGTCTTGGTAACGTCAATAATGGTGTACACGATGGCAACCAGTGCGGGGATAGTAGTAAAATCAGTCATAGTGAAAGTTCCTCCTTATTTGTGAGCTTGTTTGTTGATGTGCTTTTCCAATTGGTTAATGGCTTCCGTCACAGGACCATTACAGCCTTGCTCCTTCAAGCCCATAAGGCAAGCCAAAACACCGTGTACCAATACGGTCTGCTCCTCCTTGATGGACTTGATGTCCTTGTCCTGTTTTTCCTGTTTCAGAAACCATTTGTGGATGGCGAAGATTGCACCGAATACCACACCTAAAGCGGTAATCGTTGCCGCCAACGCAGTGAGATCCATAGCCGTTTCCTCCTTCCTTAAGTAATCCATTCCGGCCATTCTGGGACAACGAGTGTATCTGTAACCGCCAACCATGCGGCATACCACACTTGAAGCTCTGTCCGCTGGGCTGCTGACAGATTGTCATACCAAAGTTGCCCACGATTGATAACAGAAAAGCACTCCCTCTCTCTGCGTACCCGGAGATCGTCCAGTAACGCATCGTTTTGGAGTGCTTTATCTTGTTCTGCATCGAAGGTTAGCTGCCCGTCAATGAGCTTGTAGGCGGAGTAATGCTCCGCAAAGTGCATCGGATCTGCCGGCTCCGGAGCGTCTATGGCATCCGGCATATTTCCAATAAACGCAAAGCTCAAAACGAAACCTTGCTCGTTCAGTAATACCTGCATAGTGCCTCCTTAGTTGATTCCATAAACCTTCGTAATCACGCCCGCATAACTTGATCCACCATAAGCAAGCGTTACAGTTGTTCCGGAATACGAAAGGTTGAAGGTTAGGTAGTTGGTTTCATCCGCCACCTGGTATTTCGTAGCCGTTGTTGTAATTGCTGCTTTGGGAACGGTGACGGAGATTAGGCCGGCGGTGGATTTGGGCTTTGCGATAATGACATAGAAGTTGTAGTTGCCGTAATTGAAGGTGGTGCTACCACTGCTCAAGCTACCGCTGTACAGCGAGGTTACAGAAACTCCAATGCCAGCCCGGGCATCGGCAGCAGTTGTACCACCCGTGCCACCCTTGGAAACAGGGATGGTCGCACCGCCGGAATGGTAAACGGTATATCGTGTGCCGGGGTGGGTAGCTGTTGCGATATTGGGCGCATAGTAAAGCGTACCACTGTGGGAATAAAGCCTGTCCCAGGTAGTACTACTTCGATAGAAGTTAATGCCTTCACCGGCAGAATCCACTGCGTCCGGGAAATATAAACCATTGATACCCACAATATCGCCATTGTTCAGATGCAAACCGTAAACACCATCTGTCCAATACTGGCTTCCGGTAGTGCTGATGCTCTTGGGGGCAATGGCTTGTCCGTTCACGATTGCCTTGGCTGCGTTGGCGGCGGTTGTAGCCCCTGTACCACCCTTGTTGATCGGCAATGTGCCGGAGATGTTCGCAACCGGCAAGGTACCGGAAAGAGAAGTTGCAGACAACGCACCATTCACTTCCACAGCCCCATCTAGGATGGTATCGCCAACCACATGGAGAGACGCTTCCGGATTGGGGGTGTTGATGCCCACCTTCTTTTTCCGCAGAGCCACCAGAGGTGTACCTTGGGGAATGACATAGTACAGATCCAAAGATGACAGCGAATTCAGCTGATCTCGCACCTGCAGATGGAAGTCATAGGAGATGTTGGAGTCCAAGGAGCATAGCTCTAAATTGGAGAAGCTGAAATTGATACCGTTTTTGGTAGCACTCGCCAGAATGCTTGTGTAAGAACCATAGCTTGTCTCACTGGTCGGCTTATACCGATAACGAAGGTACAGTAGGCTGTTATTTTCCGTGGATGCAGGCTTAATAGAGGAAATACTGCCGTTAAATATCAGCTGCATTTCCGCTTCTATATCGTTGGTTCTCCGCAGTGTTATTTCCTTGATTTTCGGCTTTGCATAAGCCAGGACCGTAACCTCGCGGGTATAGCTCACCGTATAGCCCCGGGAGTCTGTTGCTGTAACCACCACTTCCAAGGTGCCGGCTTTAGAAATTGCTCCCAGGTCTATGGCTGCGCCGGTGGTATTGGATGCTGTTACACCATTGCAAGTGGCTGCATAAGAAACAATGGAAGCACTGTTTCTTGCCGTTGCCTGGGCGGGAGTTACCTGCAAATACGAATGCCCTTGGATGAGATATTGGTCGTTTCCAGTTACAGAAACAGTATTTGTTCTGCTGTCACAATAAGAAAACGCACCCATCGAGGGGCCAGAGTTTGCCTCCATGGTTTGCACCGTACCCTTCTGTGTAGAGGTGTTGCCAATCTGTGTTGAGCCACTAAAGGTCTTCAAATCAAAGTTCATATCGAAGGACTTGATAGAAGCCATCGTGGACAGAAGTGTTGTTCTCTGTGCCGCAGTAAGGGTAATCGTCCGGTTTGCCGTTCCTTTCGCCCAGCCACTGATACCCGTAATGGTCAGATGGGTTGTGCCACCATAGGTTAAGGCAAGCGTGTGGGTGTAGGAAGGCTCATAAACAGTGACATTGAGCGTAATCGTAACTGTTGCGTTATCTGCCGTTACGGTGGACACGCTGTTTAATGCCGCACCACCAAGGGTTTTTACTGAGATGGCGCTTGACTCACCGTATACATAGTTGCTTGTTTTACGAGCAGCTACACGCACGGCATAGGTCGTATTGGGCGTTAGCCCTGTAACTGTTGTTGAAGCGGAGGTGTTGGCGGTGGTAGAGAAATCATTGCCTGTAATGCCGTCATCAAGGCTATAGCTCCACAGATCCACATTAGCAGAGGAGTTGGCCGTTATCTTAAAACCATCCGCCGTAATATTGGAAATGGAGCAAGAGATGGTAGGGGCTGTCCGGTCAATGTTTGTAAGGGTTATATTCGTCGTACCCGTTACCTTCCAACCACTACCGCCTTGGTCGTTGACTTGTATGCCGGTAACATCTATGGCAATGGGGCAAGTACCCGTGCCATCAGCACCGTGGTTGACTGTTACCGTTCCCCACGGAGCGCCAGCATAGTCACCATTGGCATTAACTGAAGTATAGGTGTTCAACGCACTGGGTCTTACGCTATGCGAACCTTGTATGGAGGAGAATGTAACAACCGTTGTGCCGTTGATTTTTAGTGAGCCATTGAGATAGTAAGTAAAGCCATACCAGTTAGAATTCTTAAATTGCAAATTGGTAATGGTCACAACCGATGTATTTGTCCTTGTGTCGTAGGTTTCAGACCAAAAGATTTTACCGGTTACGCCTTTGGTGCCGGACACTTCAAAAGAGCTGGATTTTCCTGTTGCCATAGCCTTACCTCCTTAGTCCAGAATAACAATATTCAAGCCATCCGATGCAGTTGGCATCGGCACAAACTTGGTTCTACCCACCGTTAATTCGCCATCCACGGTGGTTTTCTTGGTTATGGTTTCATCTTTGTTCAGGGTAAAGATTTTCTCCTCGTTGTAATAACCGGAGAATTCGGTGTTGTTAATGACCGTCCGCTGGGCAGAGTCGGCATTGGAAACCTCGATACCCCGGCGGTCTATTTTGACCTCGGTCGTGTAGATCTCGTTGGGAGCCGGCGTCCACTTATGAATGGTGCTACCTTCCGCAATGATGATGTCGGAGACATATAGGCTGGCAGCACGATTGTAGATATACAGAATCAGCGTACTGTCCTGCACATCCGGGATGACCCCGTGGTATTCCGTCCAGCCGAATGTGGAGGTCGTGTTGAAAAGATAGGCATATTTGTTGCCATTGTACTGTACGCGCAGATACGAGCTATAACTGCCTGCTGTCTTTCTGGCGCGGACAGAAACGGCATAAGAGGTGCCAGTAACCACACCGGTAATGGTCTGCTTCAGTGTGGAGTTTGCCCCCAACACAAAGCAGGAGTCCGATGTGGTGTTGTTTTGCACATCTGTGGAGCTATCCGTGGCCACTGTTCCGGTAAGAACCCAGTCATCCGTGATGCCGTTTAGGCCCGCGGAATTCTGCACATAGTTAATGCCTCCGGCAAACTGCTCCTGGACAGTAACGGTCAGCCCATCCACGGAGTGTTGCAGTTCAGAGACTTGCTCCTGCATTTCCAGCACCTTGCTCTGCTCTTCACCCAAATCCGTGGTGATGGTTTCCACTGTTTCCGTTAGGTTGGAAACATAGCTGTTCATACCATCAATGGAGCTTTGGAACTCACCAAAACGAGTGGTGTGGGTGGCTACTGTTTGCCGAAGCTCCTCGATGCCGTTTTGAAGCACCCAGGCAGTACCATCCCACACCATCGTTTCCGGAGGCGTAATCGCTGTGTTCACCCACAGCATACCCACATAGGGATTTTCCGGGGCAACATCAGCAGTAATAACATCGCAAATATTCGTGATTGTAATTTGTGCAACGCCCCGCATAATCTAGCCTCCTTACAGAGTGACGACCACCATAAAGGTAGCCTTGGTATCTACATCCGTGTTGGATACGGACAGAGTCTTACCGGTTTTTGTGCCGGAAGTTCCCCAAGAGGTGTCAACCGCACCATCCTTGTTGTACTTGGTCCAGGAATAAGTGCCCTTGCCCTCTGCGTCGATCTCCGCACCTGCCTGATAGACCACCGCCTTCAGCACCGTGCTGCCTTGTCCGTTCTTGAATACATCGCCGCCGGTGGAGGTAATAACCACCTGGATGGGGTCAGAGTTATCAATGAAGGTGGCAACATCAGCGAACTTGCTGTTGTAGGTGTTGGAGGAGGAATCGGAGTCTGTGGCCACGCACTTAAATACAGCATAGCTATCTACCGCTGCCGCATAGATGGTAATGGTGGAAGTGGTAGCGCCGGTGTACATACCTGTGGTGTCGGACAGCTTGCGCCAACCAGTACCGAAGTCAGCATCGTAGCCGGAAGCACCGGTGGAAGTGACAGTGGAATCCATAATCGCCCACTTGTAGGTGACATTGGTAATGTCCACGGTGCTACCGCGCCACAGTTCTGCCTTGGCAGTCAGCGTTGCCACCTCGTTGTTCTTGAATACATTGCCAGAAGGTGTGGTAACCAGCAGATCCGTAATGCCGGAGCCGTTGACCACCCGGCTGAAGGAAATGGTCAGCGGATGGGTAATGGACAGGCCGGTAGAAGCATCCTTGTAGGTAATAACGCAACGGTAGTCGATACCGGGCTGACCGGACATCACATTGCCCTTGATGGTAAGGATATGGCTCTTGGTGCCGGACAGAGCGTAGTTGCCGGAAGAGGTAATGGCGGTGCTGGAACTGCCAATGTACCACTTCACAGAGGTAACGCTACTGGAAGTAATCTGATCCGTGGTAGTGCCGATCACATACAGACTGGGAGTCAGCACCAGGTTGGTGGAAGCCCAGTTGGGAGTATAGGTGTCGTTGTCGGGGTTGTACATCTGGGTTTTTGCCAGATTGGACCCGATATAACCGGTTAGGGTTAACGCGTCATTGTAGTCAACAATTGTAAATTGACCTTGTGCCTTGCTCATATAAAACCTCCTAATTTAGCCGAGTAGGCTTTTTCTTGTGGTAGTATCAATCAAATCGCAAAAGAAGGTGGCTTGGACATCCACATCCTCTGCGGTAATATCGACGGATTTTGAACCGCCGAAATGGGCTGCATTCCAAACGGCATCCGTCACAGGATCGTCCGAAACACGAGTCCAAATAAACTGATTTTCATCAAGGGTATCCGTGATGTTCTCGTCCCAGGAAAAGACGGTAGCATATAATGTGGTTTTGATATTGCCGTTTTTGAAGATGTTACCGTGGGTGCTGGAAATGACCAGTCGGTACATCTTCTGCTCCTCAATTCCGGTAATCCGGTCACTCTGCTCCTGCACCTCTTCCGAGGTCGCATAAGCACGAAGCACCACCTCACCAGTTTCCAAATCCCAATAGGACGAGCCGTCCTGGGACTGCAGGACACCGGCTTTGATGATGTTGGCAACCAGTGTGCCGGAAGTGATAAAGTTGGCAACAATCTGCCCGTCGGCGGTGATAGCCGTCTCATAAGGACCGTTGTAGCCGTTGCTGCTGAAGCCCAAGCCGCCCACATTCCACCGCCATACATTTACTGCCTCCTCAATGGTAGGAGCATCCAGGATAAGAAGCTCATAGGGCTGTCCGTTATCATCGGCGGTGTGAATGACCACATAGCCTCCGGTTTGTCCGGTGATTAGCCCTGTGGCGTTTTTGATGGCGGAATTCATCAAGGTGGGAAACCGATCCACCTGGGAGACAACTTCCTCTACGGCAGCTTCCGTGGAGGATACTGTGTTCAGTAGATTGGCTTTTGCCGAACCCAAAGTGATAGACACATATTTCTCTGCCAGGGTGTCGTAAACGGTGGTTATGACCTTTGCTTTTGCGGAGATCCCCAGCACAGAATGCCGAATGGTAACGGTGTCGCAAAGGGAAACTCTCTCCAAAACAGCAGCATATTCCGGCTGTTTCCAAAGAGGCTCAAAGGAAACCGTCAGCGTAGGAATTGCCGTGCCAAGCGGATTGTTTTGCAGATAGTTGTTGGCGTATGCCCGTAGCCCATCAACAGTTACCGGGCTTTCTGTGCCGAAATGCTCGGTGAAATCCTTGATGAGTGTCTTCCGCTGCACCAAGGTAGTATCAACAATGGGGATCAGCACCTCCGGCAGGGTTACTGCCGTTTCTGTGCCGTCCTCCGCCGTTAGGACTGCATAGGGAAGCAAATCCGTGTATGCACCGGAATTATCATCGTCGTGTTCCAGGGCGGTTAGGTTCTTACCGTACTCAATGACCACACCGGTATGCTGTCCACGGCCTTGGTGGTGAATTACTTTGAAGTTATCCCATTCGTACTCGCCGCCCCACAAATCTAGGAAGGAGCCGGCCACGCCGCCGAGGCAAGCCCGCACACTTTGGGGCTTGGTAACAGAAAACGCCTTGGGGGCAGAATAGTCTGTTTGGCAGGTGAAGTTATGGGGTGTTGCTGTGTTCTGAAAGATATGCTCCATCGCCAAGGTGGGAGAAATGGATTCGCTTTCAAATTGTAGAGCAGCGATGCCAGACAGATCGTAACTGATATGCTGGGCATACACCGTTATCTGCCCGTTAATGGGTGTGGAAATGCGATAAATGCGGAACACCTGGTCAGCCGCCGTATCATTCGGCTTTGCTTTGACCAGGCGTTCCTTTACGATTTCCTTATACAAACTGCCGGTTACAGGATACTTGAATTGGCACTCATACGCACCATTGCGTTCCTCCGTTACCTCACAGAAGGTACAGTCCCGGAGAACGCCGATGCCGTAAGTGTCGAAATTTGTCGAATTGGCTCGAAACAGTACAGGGATCATAAGGTCACCCACCTTGGCAGGATGTCAATCCTAGAGACATTCCCGGTAAAAGATATGGTGTTTTGTCCCCAGCACAGCTTGGGAAAGCCGTCCCCAACGACCATATCATTTCGCAGTTCTGGACCTTTGTAGAAGTTCATCAGTTCAGAATCCACTTCGATATAATCGTCTAGGTCAAGGAAGTTCCAAGTGCTGTTCCCGGCACTGTTTTGGATGGTGAGGGTAACCGGTCCGGAGCCGTAGATTTTGAGGTAGGGCTTGCTTGCCGTAATATAGGGGTTTGTCAGCACAGTACCGGATGCGGTGATGCTATGAGGGCGAGAGCCAGCCAAGTTGTAACGGAAAGGCAGACAGGAGAAGCTGACGGTAAACACACCAATGCGGTTCAGTTCATCCTCGATATCCAGTTTCCCGGCATAAACCGCCTTCCGGTAAAACTCTGCATCATAGGTATCGGTTAGGTCGTGATATCGATCCGGCTCCTCATACAACCATTCCTTCACAGCCGTAATTTTTTCTGCCAGCTCCTGCGTAGATTTGGCAGGCAGAAACACAGAATAGGTCACCTGCACATTGGGATACCTTCCCGGGCCGGCGATCAGTTCGCCGTCTCTGCCCGGGATAGTAAGGAAGTCCACCTCGTACTCCGGAGCAGAAAAGACGTTTTTACTTTCAATACGCAGACCCATATCCAACGAACTGGTGCCGTTATATTCAAAATAATTCACGCAAATACCACTCCTTTCCGCTTTGCGAACTGTCCGGCAGTGACCATAACCTCATTGGTCAGCTGCTGAATATCCTCGTTGGTGTAATTGTTGAAGGTAGAGATGTTCAATACCAATTGCAAGCCAGAGGGTGCAACAGCCCCACTTGCCGAGGCTTTGACCGTAGCCCCGATGTCGCCGTCCACGGTGAAATCGGTAGGCAGTGCGGTTTCCATATCCTCTGCAAGCCCGTGCATAACATCGGTAATGTCAGCACTCATACCTTCGGCAGCCTTCACGGCGTCTTTGCCGTTAGTTTTAATGGAACCGGCAAGACCATCCACCAGCATTTCGCCGATCCAGCCCATCTCTTTCGAGGGAGACGCAATTCCAAAGAAATCGCAAATGCCGTCCCAGATAGAGGAAATCCATCCGGAGACCTTATCCCACAGCCAAGAAGCAAGGGACTGGATGCCCTGCCACAAGCCCTTGACCAGGTTGACACCGACCTCTGCCATCTGGGATACACCCTTGCCCAAGGCACTGACGATGCCTGTGATAATCTGCGGAATTGCCTTCACAATTTCGATGATAATGGTGGGTAGGTTGGTGATCAAAGAGGTCAGCAACTGTATGCCAGCTTGGATAATCAGGGGGATGTTATTCAGAACAGCGTTGATGATGCCGGTAATGATGTCCGGGATTGCACCAACGATGGTAGTGATAATCTGCGGCAACGCTTGGACGAGGGAAATCAACAGGTCAATACCGGCTTGGATGATTTGGGGTATCGCCTGTAATACCGCTGTAATGATACCCTCGATGATTTGGGGTATTGCTTCTACGATGGCGGTGATGATTTCCGGTAGTGCTGCCACCAGGGAGGTAATCAGCTGTATGCCGGTTTCGATGATCTGGGGAATCGCATCCAGTAAGAATGTGATAATGCCCAGTATGATTTCCGGCAGTGCCGCAATCAGCACCGGGAGAGCATCCAGGACACCTTGTGCCAAGCCGGTAATCAGCTGAAGGGCGGCATCCAAAATCATCGGCAAATTCTCGATGAGGGTCTGCACAATCTGAACAACCACCTGGATAATGGTGGGGATCAAAGTAGGCAGCGCCTGGGCGATACCCGTTGCTAGGGTAACCACCGCCTGCAAAGCGGCGTTGAGGAGCATCGGTAGGTTGGCAAGAATGCCGTTGACCAATGCCAGCACCAACTGCAATGCACCCTCTGCAATCTGCGGTAGTGCCTCGATAAGCCCTTGCAGAAGCATAAAGATAATCTGCGAGGCGGTATCGATGATCGTAGGCAGATTTTCAACGATTGCGTTTGCCAAAGAGCCGACAATTTCACCGGCAATTTCCATCAGTTCCGGCAAAAACTCCATGAACATATCCAGCACTTGGGGGAGCAATTCGCCGATGACTTCGCTCATCTTGCTGATGTCACCATTGGCATCCAAGATGCCGTTGGTGAACTCACCAAGTAGAGCATTGCCTTCGGTGGCAAGGTCGGTCAGTACCGGAAGCAACACCGTGCCTAGAGCATTCTTTGCCGCCGTTGCACCGACACTCAAATACTGGAGTTGGTCATCCAACGCACCATAGGCGGACAGCATATCATCGCTGACCACATATCCGGCGGCGTGGGCTTGTTCACCCAGCTCGTTCATTCGCTCCGCACCGGCCTCAATCAGCGGATTTAACTCCTGTGCGGATTTGCCAAGGATCTGCATTGCTAGGGCATTACGCTCGGTTTCGTTTTCAACTTTGCCTAGGGCGTCGATAACTTCCCAGTAGACCGTGTCCGAATCACGCAGAGAGCCGTCGGTATTTGTTACCTGGACGCCAAGCTTCTCATAAGCCTCAACAGAAAGCTTTGTGCCGTCTTGCACCGCCTTCATAGACTTGATTTGCTTGGCCATCGACTTTGTCAGCGTGTCTGTGGAAACATCGACCAGTTCCGCAGCGTACATATACTCTTGGAGCTTGTCCGTTGCGATACCCGTGACTGTAGACTCCGTCAAAACTGTATCTGCGTAGGCTGCACCCGCAGTCGTCATCTCGACCAGTGCTTTGGCACCGGCAACGGCAGCCGTGGCAACAGCTGCGAAAGCCGCCGCCATCGCTGCCGCCGTAGCCTTACAAACAGAGCCTAGTCCTTCAAAGCTACCCTTGGCTTCATCGGACTCTTCGGCGGCATCTTCCACATCCTCCGCCATCTCATCAGCACTGTCTCCAGCATCGTCCATCCCTTTTTCGGCACGGTTCAGGGCGGCGGTGTTATCCTCCAGCTCCTTCTCCATGCCGATTAGGGCGGCTTCAGCGTTATTCAGTTGGATTTGCCAAGCTTGCGTCCGGCGATCATTTTCGCCAAAGGACTCGGCAGCGTTCTGCATCGCGGCACGGAGGGTTTCCACCTTCTGTCGCTGTGCATCAACCTGCCTGCCCAACGCCTCTTGACGGGCGGTAAGGGCTTCTACGGAGGTATCGTTGGCATCAAACTGGGCATTCACCAGTTTCATTTCTGAACCGAGGACTTTGAAGGTTTGGTTGATTTCCGAGATAGATTTCTTAAATTCCTTCTCGCCCTCAAGACCAATTTTTAAGCCAAATTCATCTGCCATTTACACCACCTCCTTAGATACCTTCCGGGATTATTTCGTCAATGAAACGCTCCCGTTTGGGTTTGCAGATGCCGGAATATTGCTTGTGGCATTCCCAAAGGTCCAAAAGAAGGCCAAAGCACATCAAATCCACCTCGTCCGCAGACAGGTGGAGATGTGCCAAGCCATAATAAAGCAGCCGGGTGAACAGTTCATCGTCTGTTACTCGGCTGCTACTGCGTTTTTTGTGTCCGCCTCACTTTCAATATTCCGCTTGGTGCCCTTGTACAGAGCTTCGGTGATTGCCGCCTTATAGGTAGCCAGTTCCGAAGGTGCTGTCAGCAGCTCCACCACATCCTCGGTCAGCAGTTCCCGGGGATCGTCCCGGTGCTTGAGGTTGTGGATCAAAATGGACTGGTTTGCCAGGAGCGTGATAAGCCAGACGATTTCGCCCAAAGCCATCTCGAAGTTCTCCGACTTCATCAGCTTATCGCCCAAGTTCTCCAAGCCGCCATAGCGACCTGCGATTTCTCGGGTTGCCTTGGTGGTCAGCAGCAGAGTGTACTCCTCACCGCCGATGAGGATATTAGCAGTGCGTTCATTCATATAGCCGTTCCTCCTTATTCAGCGGTCTGTGTGGCGTAGGTCGGCTCGTAGACCGACTTGTACCAGTTGGTGATAATGTTGTTGGCAACAGACGCATCGCCCTCGGTTGCCTCTACCTTCCAGGGGTGGCGGTTCTTCTCGTCCACCTTGTTCCGGCGGAGAATCGTACCCTCGATGGTGGGGGTGTTAAAGGTGATGCTGTCACCCTTGGTAGCCAGGGCGGTGGCAGGAATGCCAAACACCACTCGGTACAGCCAAAAATACTTATACTTGCCGTTGGACTTCTTGGCGCGGAAGCCAACCGCAACGGGAGTGCCGCCGTCCTCTGCGGTGGCTACCACGACGCCATTGGCATCAATGGTTGCTCCGGTAAGGTCAGAAGCCGCACCGGCACCGATATCGTCCACACCCAAAGAAAGGGTGCCGGACTTGAATTCCTTCACGATTTCCGCAGCACCATCGTCTGCGTACAGGGTTGCTTCGGCAAGCTCCACAGACAAGTCTGCGGTCATTGCCTTTGCCAACTGAACCGGGGTGGCGTAGGTTTCGTTGCCTTCCTCATCCTCGGTAATCTTGGCATAATACAGTTTGTCGAGACCAATTGTGGCCATAGTCATTCCTCCAGTTCATAACATTGGGCTACATCCACCGCATAGTGGTAGTAGCCGGTTTCCGTTTCATAGCCGATGTACCTTCGCTCTGTGATGGTCAGTTCCGCTGCCAGCAGTGCCTTTACAATGGCATTCTTCTCCTTTGTGTAGCTACCTTGGCAGTACAGGGAAATACGAGCCTCCTGCACTTCTGCATTGGGAGCATTGTCAGCGTGGAGATCGAAGGTATCTACAATGGGGACAACCACGATATATTTCACAGGTGCTACCCCAGTAAACACACCGGTTTCCATAGGAATATCCAGTCCGGAAAGTGCCGACTGGATGTCCGCAAGAACGCTCATAGCTTACCGACCTCCTCTTCCAGTTTTTGCATCATTGCATTTTGGCAGGCTGTTTTGGATGCACTCTTAGCAGGTTTTAGGAAGGGCTTTGCTGGCTGTCCGTGCTTACCGTATTCCAGGATCGTGGCAAGCTTTGCATTACTGCCACCATCCCGACGAGGCTCGGCAAAACCAAGCTTGATATTGTGATTGCCATTTCTGTCCACCTTTGCCGGAGTCAAGCCGAGAGCATTTTCCAATTCACCCGTGGATCGAGAGTCGTACTTTGTACCACTACCGACCACGGCAGATAGGTTGCTCCTAGCTCTGTCAAGAATAATCTCCCCACCGGCTTCTAGGACAGATTCTGCAATGGCATCAAAGTTACTGCCGAGCTTGGACATTCGCTCCAAGAACTCATCCGGCATTTTGATATCAACCTTTGCCACTGGTAGCCACCACCTTTTTAGCTAGGGCTTCCACATACATCCCGCGACCTTTGACGTCCTCTACGGAGGTGATTTCATAACGCTCACCATCGCAGACGATAATATGATCCGTGGTCACAGGCTGCCCCGGGATACACCGAAACCGGAAAAGGTCAGTCGCCTCGGAGAAGGCGGCAAGATTAGCCCACCGCTGACTTCCGTGGCGACCTTCCCGGTAAACACGAATGGAAGCGAGAGTTTCCTCCACCGTAGTGGCGAAACCCTCGCTATCTTTCACACGCCTTACGGCAACGATATCCGCAAAGCCATTCATTTTTCCAAAGCTCATCGCTACACCTTCCAATTCCGATCAAGCCGGAGAAGCATATTGACCGTGTTCCAGGTTTGCTGTCCGGCTTGTACATTGTCTGCAAAGAAGCCACCGGTGCTGCCGTCCCGGGACTCATAAAAGTGGGACGACAGCATAATGACTGCTTGCTCTGTGGTGGGAGGCATCGCATTTTCCGAATAGTAGCCTTCGGGAATATGCTGATAGCTTTCCGCATAGGCAATGGCAGCGGTGATGAAGCTCTCCAGCAGAGGATCGTCAGCCTCGTGTTCCAATATTAAGTTTTGCTTGACCTTTGTCAGAAGTTCACTCATCACCGCCACCTCCTGTTATCAGGATGCGGAGCCGAGCTGCAGCACCTTGACGGCTTCGGGCAGGATCAGCTTTGCATCCACACGCTTGGTAGCCAGGAAACCGACCTGACCCTTGGCTGCGTACAGCTCGTTCAGGCGACGGAAAGTGATGCCCTCACGGTCACCGATCCAGTAGTAGGACAGGTCACCAAAGGCAATTGCCTTCTGACCGGCACCGATGCTGGGGAATGCGGTAGAAGTGTAAACGGGACGACCCAACAGCATATCGGGAGTACCATCCTTGAGAGAGGGCTGCCAGATAAACTGACCGTTCTTGTCCTTCAGCAGACGCAGGGCGTTGACGGTGGAGTCGTTCAGCAGCCACACAGCCTTGCTCCGGTAAGGTGCGCGGAGGCTGTAGTACAAATTGATAACATCGTCAGCGGTGATTTCGGTAGCGGAAGCGGTGGTAACACCAACCTCTGCACCAGTATCAGCATCCAGCAGACCGGTAGGCTTGCCGTTGCCGTCGCCGGTGAGGAATGCAACCTCCTCGGCATTGGTGATACGCTTGGTAAACTCCTTCTGGAAATACTCCTCCAGGTTGAAGGCAGCGTCGTTGAGCAGCTCCTCGGAAATCTTAATCAGGGCAGTCAGCTTGTGCGCACCGATGTACTGCTGACCAAAGGTCTCAGTAGTCTCGGGGATCTCACCGGCTTCCTCTACCCAGTTGGCAGTGCCGTGAGAGGTGACCACAGGGATCTTGTGAACACCGCAGGCGGTGATAAAGGTGTGGGACAGCTTACGGACAACCATCTGGTCGTTGAGGGCAGCGATTAACTGCTTCTCAAAGGTGTCGGGGACGAGATAACCACCATCGGCATCTACGCCCACGCTCAAGGCATTACGAACCTCGACACTGGTCTTGTTCCGCATCTGATTCCAGAAGGAAGTCTTGTAGGCATCTGCCGCACGGCCAGGCTTGGTGTCCACCTTTGCGGTGGCAGGCTTGCCGGTGATGGGAGTGCTGGTAGGAGCGTTCATCTGGCGGTCGATTGCCTCCTGGCGTTCCATACGGTCGATTTCGGTGCTATAGTCCTGCACCTTCTGCTCCATCTGGGCATAGGTAGCGGCATCCTCGGCGGTCATCAGGCCGTCAGCATCCCGCTTGGTTTCCACGAAAGCCTTGGCGGCTTCCCAAGCTTTGTTGCGCTTTTCACGCAGTTCAGAAATAGTCATAGTAAAATTACCTCCAGTTTTTGATGAGATTGAGCCGATCCAAAAGGTCATCGGCTTTGTGTGTACGGGTGGGTGTGGTAGGCTCACTGGCCTGGGGCTTGGGGGCAATCCGGCACTTGGCTGCCAGCTTTGCCTTGAGAGAGTTGACGACATTGGCTTCGGAATACAGCATAGAAACTGCAGGAACTTCCATCGCCTCTGTCTCTGTGCGACTTAAAATGCCATCTGCAAAGCCAAGTTCCATAGCCTTGTTTGCGTCCATCCAGGTCTCTGCGTCCATCAAGTGAGACAGCTTTGCACGGGACAGACCAGTCTTGATTTCGTAGGCATTGATGATGGAATCCTTAACGGAAGCCAGCATCTCGATTGCCTTCTGCATTTCCGCAGAGTCGCCAAAGGCAACCGTCATGGGGTTGTGGATCATCAGCATAGACACGGGAGACATCAGCACCTTTGTGCCGGCCATAGCAATAACCGAGGCAGCAGAGGCAGCGATGCCGTCAATCTTGACGGTTACATTGCCGGGGTAGTCCATCAGCATATTGTAGATTTGTGCTGCCGCCACACAGTCGCCACCGGGGGAATTGATCCATACGGTGATATTGCCGGTGCCGGCCATCAGTTCATCCTTGAACAGCTGGGGCGTGACATCGTCATCAAACCAGCTTTCCTCTGCGATGGTGCCGTTGAGATGCAGTGTTCTCTCCGCCGGGGTCTGTTCCGCTTCCGGATTCAGCTCCGGATTGGTCTCCGCCAGATTCGTCCACTTCCAAAACTTCTTCATCGGGGTTGTTCTCCTTTCCTTCAGTTGTTGGGGTAATATTTGCAAAAGCTCCAGCATTGCCCATGGGGAGCATATTGCCGTTAATGAGGTACAGGTCGCCGCCCTGATCGGCAGGGATACGATCCTGGTTCTCCAGCTCACGGATGTCATTGGCGGACATCCAGCCATTCTGCCGAGCGATGGCATAGCCGTTCATACGACTTTGGTAATCGCCCCGGAGCAGCCCTTCCAGATTGAATTTCACGTAATACTGCTCTTTTTCCTCCGGCGTCAAAAGCACCCGCTGTATGGATTGCTCCCAACGGATGACCCAGGGGTCAAGTGTGTACTTCACGAACTCAAGGGACTGCTGCTCAATATTAGAAAAGCTCGACTTTTCCAGGTCGCCCACCATATGAGGTGGGACACGGAAAATACGAGCAATTTCATTGATTTGGAATTTGCGGGTCTCCAGGAACTGGGCTTGCTCCGGAGAAATGGAAATGGGGGTATATTTCATACCCTCCTCAAGCACAGCGATTTTATTGGCGTTGCTTGTACCGCCGAAGGTAGACTGCCAGCTTTCTCGCACACGCTGTGGATCTTTGATTGTGCCGGGGTGTTCCAGGACACCGCCGGGAGCAGCACCATTGGCAAAGAACTTGGCACCGTACTCCTCACAGGCAATTGCCATACCGATGGAGTTTTTCGCCATAGCAATGGGGCTGTAGCCCACAAGGCCATCAAAGCCAAGCCCGGGGATATGAAGTACATCCTTGGGTTGCAGTTCCACAATAGTACCTTCCAGCGTAGGAGCATCCTCTGGAACAGTGGTGTACTGATAATACAGCTGTCCAGCATCGTCCCGATCCACAGTCATACGATTTGGCATCAACGGATACAGGGCGATTACCTCACCCTTGCCGTTGCGGATGATTTGGGAGTAGGCATTGCCCCACAACAAAAGGTGCGTCATAAGGGTCTCACGGAAAACAAAGGAACTCATTTCCGGATTCGGCTCATCGTGGAGCAAGCGGTACAGGGGGTGATCCAATGCCTTCTCCTTGCCACCATTTTCTGTATAGCGGTATAGATGCAGAGGCAATCCAGCAACGGCCTCTGCCAGAATACGGACACAGGAATACACTGCTGTCATCTGCATTGCAGAGCGTTCTGTGACCTGCTTTCCGGAAGTGCTGCTACCAAGGAAAAAGCTGTAGGTGCTACCGGATGTTCTGTTTTGGGGCTTGTCCCTACTGCGGAACAGGCCGGAGAAAATGCCCATTTATTAACCTCCTAGTATTTTTTAGAGGAGCGATCAACCTCTCAGCACAGTGGGCAAACCGGGTGACAATCCCCTCTCGGGGGAGAGGGGATTCTCATACAGCATGACTGCTCCAAAATTTCATCGAATGGATGTGTATAGGCAACCGGGTTTTAGTGTCTGATTGTCGTTCAGCGGTGATGTGTCCTCGGAGCCACCGCGTAAGCCAACCGCTAAAATGTTTTTAGATTCACCAACGACCCGGCCATCCACAACTACACAAAACTTAAAAAGAAGCGGGGCAACCGTACCTTCGCCTTGGATACCGATCATTCCGCATTTCTGCCAGTCCATCTCTTCGTTGGTCGGTTTCAGTAGCGGTAATAGCCATGTCGTCAAATCCAAATCGTAATGCCCCTGCCGGATATGCCGTATATGCAATGACATAACTGTTTTCAAATAACCGTCATTCGGCATCCACTCCGGTACTTCGGGATAATTCACAGCAAAGACACCTTCGCCGTTGCCGTAGGCGTGGGTGGCCAGTTGGCCGTATCCCAGTTTGCACACGCCTTCACCCGGCTCTTCATTCCAGTTGCTTGGGTGACGCCAGTAGGTGGATCTATGCCGCCTTCTCATACACTGATACACATAAATAGCGGTGGACCCCACTTTGTAATCCACACCGTGCAGAGAAATTCGCAAGGTGTGCGAAGCGGCATCATCTTGGCTTTTGTGTTTTTTCAATGTGGTATAGCAGGGTGTAAGCTTCTGCTCCACCTTTGCCATCTGTGTCCGCAACTGCTCCCACACAGGGAGGCTTTGTGCTGACGTGCTGTCGTTGGCGGCTACCGGTCCCGGCTTCACAGAACCCAAACTGCACATCGTAGTTGGAAGTACGGTTTTGCCGTCTTCTGAATAGCCACGCAGACCAACCTTTACGGTTTTACCTGGCAGTGAAAGGATCTCCGGAGGCACGGCACAGGTATCCGGAGATGCCCACTCCGCTTCCAGTATGTCAATGGTGGTAGTGCCGTTTGTAAAAACAGCCACCTTGGACAGTGCTGACCATTCCTCCGAAAAAGTGAAGTGTAGGAAAATGGCATTCACCATTCCGCTAGTCAGTGTTTCTAAATTGGCGGCGGCAGCATCCGCCTTGGTTACAGTTATTTCAATCATGTGTCCATCATCCTTTACAAAAACAAAATGCCCCGGCTGTCATAAACCGAAGCACTGTTATCGTTGCCACAGCGAATTGCTCGATCCAAAGCCATAATGGTGGCTACCGCACCGTCAATTTTCTCTGTGGATTTTTCTTTGTCCGGCTTAATATTGCCTGCCGGATCTGTGCGAATAAAAATATTGTCCATCATCCAGCGAAGGACCGGCTGACCGCCGTGGGCTAGTTTTTCTTCTAGCACCAGCTTCATCAGTTCCTTCGTCGGCGGACTCATATCCTTAAAGCCCTGACCAAAGGGCACAACGGTAAAGCCCATACCCTCTAGGTTCTGCACCATCTGCACAGCACCCCACCGGTCAAACGCTATCTCTCTGATATTGAAGCGTTCACCAAGCTTCTCAATGAACTTCTCGATGTAGCCGTAATGGACGACATTGCCTTCTGTGGTTTTGAGGTAGCCCTGTCGCTCCCAAACATCATAGGGAACGTGGTCTCGCCGGACACGCAAATCAACATTGTCCTCCGGAATCCAGAAGTGTGGCAGGACGATGTATTTATCGTCCTCGTCGGTGGGTGGGAACACCAGCACCAACGCTGTGATGTCTGTGGTGGAGGACAAGTCAAGACCGCCGTAGCAGACACGACCTTCCAGGTCATCTTCCCGGACAGCGAAAGCACACTTGTCCCATTTCTCCATAGGCATCCAACGGACAGCTTGCTTGACCCATTGGTTTAGCCGGAGCTGGCGAAAGGCGTTCTCTTCGCCGGGGTTCTGCTTTGCAGACTCACAGGCATCCCGGACCTTATCAATGTCAACCGTGATTCCAAGGGAGGGATTTGCTTTTTTCCAGGTCTTGGGGTCTGTCCAATCGTCTGAATCATCAGCACCGTAGATAACGGGATAGAAGGTGTGGTCGATTTTTCTGCCGTCAATGATGTCTTTGGCTTTCTGATGAACCTCGTAGCAGATGGATTTGGTGTCGTTGCCGGCTGTAGTGATTAGAAAGTACAGCGGTTGCATACGGGCATCACCGGAGCCCTTGGTCATAACATCAAAGAGCTTCCGGTTAGGCTGCGTATGCAATTCATCAAAGACAACACCGTGGGTATTAAAGCCGTGTTTATTACCCACATCCGCAGAAAGCACCTGGTAGATGCTTCCGGTGGGTTGGTAGATGAGCCGTTTTTGAGAGTCGAGGATCTTGACTCGTTTGGAAAGCGCCGGACACATTCGTACCATATCGGCAGCCACATTGAATACAATGGATGCCTGTTGGCGGTCAGCGGCGCAGCCGTAAACTTCAGCACGCTCTTCGTTATCACCACAAGTCAAAAGCAAGGCAACCGCGGCAGCCAGCTCGGATTTGCCTTGCTTTTTTGGTATCTCGATGTAGGCAGTATTAAACTGCCGATAGCCATTCGGCTTCAGTGTGCCGAACACATCCCGGATGATTTGCTCTTGCCAATCGATAAGCTCGAAAGGCTTTCTTGCCCAGGTGCCTTTTGTGTGGCACAGGCATTCGATGAAGCTGACCGCATAATCAGCAGATGCCTTATCGTAGTAGGAGCCTTTCGCCATAAACCGGGTTGGCTTGTACTTTTTCAGTTTTCTGATATGCGATCACCTCCTACAAAGGGTATAAAAAATAGCCGCCACCAAATTGGTGCGACTTGCCGTATGCGAGGAACAGCCCCTACCGGGGTTGTCCTCTCTGTTTTGTTTTGAAGTTAGGCGCGGATCATATGCAGGGCATCAACCTTGCTCCATTCATCGCTACCCCAATTCTTGTAAGGAGCGTTGACTTGGCAAGTGCCGTTCATCTTAAAGCCGGCCTTTTCAAATGCAACCAGGATGCGAATCAAGCCGGAGAAGTTGCAGCTGATGGTGAACTCGGTGATGCCGTTCTGGCTGAAGGCCTCTGCGATTGCCGGGATGTCCTCATCCCAAATGACCTCGTTGAAGTCGATGAGGTCGTTGCCGCACCGGCAACTGTTTCGGTAAGCCCAGTAGGCGGTAGGGTTGATTCCCTCTGCCTTAAGGTCCTTGACCTGGTTGGTGATGGCGTTTTCAAAAGTCTCGATTCTTTTCATTGTGTTTCCCTCCGTTGTTCTTTGGTAGTACACATTATTGCTCTGAATCCGGTATATAGCAAGTTATATCTGCGGCATAAAGTACACAATGTAGCTTTAAGAAATTTGGTCAAATAGTGTATTTTATTTGGATATTTCTGCGCCTCCGGTGGCGGCTGTTGCAAGCTGTACGCCAAGGCGAAACCCAACCTTGAAACGATCCAACTGGGTAAGCATCTCAATGTCAGCACGGCAGACCTTGTAGCGAACAAGCAGTTCCATGAGTTCAGGAGGCGCTTGCTTTTGGATCTCTGTCCAGATGCCACTTAGTTCGTGATTCAGTTCCCGGAAGGACTCTATATCCTCAACTGTGTCATCAAACGGACTGACCTGACCATAGAATAGTCGTGCCAAAATATCCTCAGTCACTCGGCATCCACCTTTCTACAGATATCTTCGCCATAGACCACACCTAGGCTTGAACCGCAGTCCCATTCCACATGGATTGTGCCGATGGAATCAACTGCACGGACCGTTCCCCGGCATCCGGGGACTAACTTGCGATTATAGGGATCTTCCATGTGAACCAACTCCACACGGGTGCCGGCAGGGTATCTCTCCCGGAGGCTCTGCAATGCCTCTTCCGAAATCATTCGCATTCCTCTTCCTCCTTTCCCTTCGCTCCGGTTCTAAAGGCCGTGTTGCCACTGAGGTTGCGAAGCAGAATCTTCCGGGTAGTTTTGTACTGGTCGCCAATAAAGCCGAGCCGAAGCAGGAAGCACCGGAATGCGTACTTCTCATTGTCGGTAGACTGCTCCTTGGCCTTCTTGTTAACACGCTTCTGGTTGTTTGCCATCTCGCACAAAGCGGTGACAAATTCCATATAGGCGTGTAGCTCTTCCGGTTGGCAGCCTACCGGAAACCAGGGGAAGTCAAGCCGGTTATCGATTAGGTTAACTGGTAAGGCATCCACGCCCAAGGCCTTCTTGATCAGATCCCCCTTGGCGTCGATCAAGGAGAATAGGTTTTCCAGACCGCTTTCGGTTACCTTGCTCATGGGGATTTGAATTGCTATCCCGGTAGGTCCTTCGGCGTCCTGCTCTTCCTGCTCTGCGGTGGAAGTGAAGTCTTCAATCTCGAAGCCTTCGTTGATAAGATGCTGCACCAGGCGGTCGATTGCCTCGTCCGTCAAAGCGTTGCCGATGTCGACCCCGGCATCCTTATCGATCACGATGCCGCCGACCTCGTAGTTGAAGGTGGGGGCTCCTGCGTACTTAACCGGGTGGCCGGTCCATTGGGAAATGACCAATGCCATTCTCTTGCGTTCTTTGCCCTGGGCGGTTGTTTTAATAGTCATATAGGTGACCTCCTTTAATTTGGGTAGTCACATATTCGCTCTACTTTTCCAATATAGCAAGTTGTTTCTGCAACAGATTATGTACAATATAAGGGACTGAATTTGTGCATGTTACACCTTGCCTCTTGACAAACAAAAGTAAGCTCGTTAGAATGAAAGCACCTATAAAGAGTGCGTGAGGGACAAGCCCTGTGACCGCCAGCAACCTACCGGAAGGCAAGGTGCTAATGCTTGACCGATAGGTTATATGCTTTCTAGTGCAAGCCTATCGTAACGATGGGGTTGCTTTTTTTGCGCTCTCTTTAAGGAATTTACTTAAAGGAGCGTATTTTTATGCGAACCATCAGAAATCTCATCAGCACAGAAAAGAAGGTCTATATTCTTTTGAAAGATCAGGCAACGCAGTATCGCTTTATGAGCGATGCCTTGCGAGAAGGTATTGGGTATGGCGATGGCGTCTCTGTTGCCGACCGCCCGGTGGAGGATATTATGGCTCTCCAACCCAACGGCACGATTTGCTTCTTGGGCTGGGCCGGCCATATGTGTTACCATGTAAGCAAAAACACCGCCTTCCGCATCGACTACGACAAATACACAACCGGTGCGGAGGACTATTTTATTCCGGACAATCTGTGAGATGGGCGTAATAGGCAATGCCTGCAAGCACAAAAAACACACAAGGCAAGGCTACGCCATTACCCCAAAGCTTATATTCTGCGGCATCGGAGTGGGGGCTTGCTATCCACTTTCGGATTTGCTTTTCAGTCTTTGGCTTGGTGTCGGGAGATACAATTTTACGATGCGTTTCCCAAACCTCTGTCCAGAAAGCAACCTCCTCGCCTGTGGGTTCGGCGGTCTCCAAATCAGAACACCACCAATCCGGGAAACCCTGCAACCTAGCACATTCTGTAGGTGTCAATCTACGAACCGCATAGGAAGCGTCAACCACACCATTATGGTAGCCAGGGCAAGTGCCGTTGACTAAGGTGTTGCCACAGTCCTCCAAAACATACTGCCCAACATCCCTAGCGGTAGAAGGATCAAAACCTACCGGAGTCGTGTTGATGATGGGAGGGTCTTTGTAATCCGTAGCCACTAGGGTGTTGGCAAGTTCCTTTTCTGCATTAGAAAAGAAAGAGGATTTACTGGACGAGAAGGTTGGCGCAGCAACTGCGTGGTGTTCGATGGTGTTGAGGGTATACATCACATCGGTTTCACTGTAGCCATCTCCTTTGTGAGAAGGACGACTTCCGTTTCCTTCGATAGCGATGGTTGCACCCTTCACGCAAACTGCCGGCTCTCCGCCGTGGGTGCAGGTAAGTGTGGGAGACATGTTCTCCGTTACATTACAGGCGGATTTACCGCCGCCCTGGTCTATGCAAACAACTGCCACACCACCCTGATTGCAAGTGGGGTTTCCACCATTGGCATCTAGGGTGCGTGTGGTCGTTGCTTCATAAAAACCGCTGTGAGGGTTATCCGATTTCATTGCATTGCTGTCATAAGAGCAGATGCCGAACACCTTAACCAAATCCATCACCATGGGAACATTGCCACCACCGGTTCCCATCCGGGAAGTCAATGTCTGCACTGTTCCATCCTCGGCAATATCAACACGGCTGTCAGCAGGGTGATTGTTGAGAGGAACTGCTGCCGGCTCCATAACCACCGGAGGGTGATGTGCCTCTGCACGGAGGGTGCAAGTTACATCGTGGGTAACATCCATACGGTTGCCGCCTTGGTCGTTGAGGACTACACCATTGCGACCAGTAGACATCCCACAGTTCACTCCGAGGGTAGCTGCCTTATCACCAATGGCACCGTTATAACCATCTAGGCCGAAGCCTGATGCCGTAGTGCCAGTCTCAACACTTCCGGTAGCTCTTTGCCACGCACGGAAGCTCTCCGCAGAATACCGAGACAAGCCCTCTGACTTAAATAATACATCTCCGGCACATTGACCTGTAAGATCGCCGATAAGGAAGATGCGTTTTCTGCGTTGGGGAACGCCCCAATATTGAGCGTCGAGTACTCGGTACGCAACGCTCCATCCGTCTCCCATATAGCAGTCTGCGGCAGGCCATCCGCCTTTTTCAGGCATAGGCACCGAGGGAGCCTCCGGTTCTGCGATGTGGATAATTGAGTCGAGGACCGCTTGGAAGTCGCATCCGGAGTTAGACGAGAATGCTCCGGGGACATTTTCCCAACAGATCCAACGGGGGTATTTGCCATTTGTGGCACACCTCATTTCTTTGATAATACGGACGGCTTGGTAAAACAAACTGGATTGTTTGCCATCAAGACCCTCCCGGCGCCCAGCCACAGAAAGGTTGGTGCAAGGAGAACCAAAGGTAATAATGTCCACCGGCTCAATCTTCCCGCCGTCCATTTGGGAGATGTCACCATAGTGTTTCATAAAAGGCAGTCGCTTGGTGGTTACCCGGATAGGAAACGGCTCGATTTCCGATGCCCACACAGGTGTGACACCGGAAAGCAAGCCGGCCAAAGGGAAACCTCCGGAGCCGTCAAACAAACTGCCGAGGGTAAGTTTATTCATTTCTCAAACCTCATATCGTAGAATTTACCGACTTCCGGGAATCGTTTCTCGAAGTCGGCTAGGTAACGATAGCAAGCACTGCTCTCACCGTTGGCTAGGGCAAACTCCCGGAGACTTTTCTTTTTGAAAAAACTGGGCTGATTGCACCACCGAGCAATGCTTACATAAACGCCACGGTACGGACTCTCCGTGTACCTAGCAAAACGCATCACATAAGGCAGGCAGCGATTTCGCATCAGGATATCGATGCGGTAAAGCAAATCGAAAATATCCTGTTTCCAGAAAGCTTCATCCCATTTGCCGTCCCGATCAAAGCCACAGAAGCAGTAAAATTTCATAACCGCATCGGTGTACTGCCGTGCCAGCTGTATCTTGCGTTCGATCAGCGGAGCCTCTGCCACATTGTCAAATGCGAAAATGTAATCGCCGTCATACTTACTAGCAAATAGCAACTCACAGCGATCCGGAGTCAGCAGCCTTTCATCCAAGCCTTGCTTGAACTGAAACGGTTTCCTAGTCGCTTGCAACTGAAGCAAAAGCTCCCGCCACTGTCCGTAGCCAAAGAAGTTATCATCCAGCAAGCAGATTTTGGGACGAGCCGGATTTTGGAATTCCGCAAGGGGGCTGTGTGGTACAACTCGATCATAGTTTTGGTTCACACAGAACGAGCATTTCCGAAAACAACCCCGGGTCAGAAAGCCAATGGAGTAGTCGGTGTAATAACTGTATTCGCTAGCTTTGCCACCCGCCACAAGCTGTTCTGTAATCCAACTATCGTATAGGTGATAGTCCGGAATATGGTGTTCTATCTCATCGGGAAGGGGTGGTGCTGTATCGTAAAAGAAACCGGTGCCACCATAACGCACCTTCGGAAACTTCAAACATTCCGCAGGCACGGGTGTGTCTGTAAACACCTTGGACAAGTAAACTCTGTCATACTGCTCCAACCCAGCATAGGACCGGAGCAATACAACAGAGTCGCCCTTTGCTTTGTGGTAGCCGGAGATTTTCATACACGCAAGGTTAGGAAAGCGGTGGCGTTTGCGACCAATGAGGTCTGCATCAATTACCGCTACCTTCATTTGCTACCTCCTCATACTGGTAGGTTAAGCCATCTCGCTGTACAGATACACCGACAGAGCTACCGGCCTGCTCAATGTACCGCTTCACGATGACATCACAGAACTTGGGGTCAAGCTCAATGGTGTAGCAACAACGGTCGGTCTGCTCACAAGCGATGAGCGTACTGCCGGAGCCCCCAAAGGGGTCTAACACTAGGCAGTTGGTGAGGCTGGAATTCATAATGGGATATGCCAGCAGAGGGATGGGCTTCATTGTGGGGTGGTCGCCGTTTTTCTTGGGCTTGTCAAACTCCCAAATGGTAGTTTCTTTTCTGCCGGTGTACCACTGATGCTTGCCGTTCTTTTTCCAGCCGTACAAGCAGGGTTCGTGCTGCCACTGGTAAGGACTACGCCCCAACACCAGAGACTGCTTTTTCCAAATACAGCACCCAGACAAATAAAAACCCGCATCGGCAAATGCCTTGCGGAAGTTCAGTCCCTCGGTATCAGCGTGGAAAACATAAATGGACGCATCGTCTGCCATCACGCCTTCTGTGTTTTGGAAGGCAGCAAGCAGGAAATCATAGAAGGCTGCGTCTGCCATATTGTCGTTTTGGATTTTTCCGGCAGAGCCTTCATAGTTGACATTGTAGGGAGGGTCGGTAATGACCAGGTTGACCTTCTTGCCAGCCATCAGCTGTTCAAAGGTCTCCTCCTTGGTGCTGTCGCCGCAGATGAGGCGGTGCCGGCCGAGCGTCCAGATGTCGCCAGCCTTGGTGATGGTGGGCTTCTCCAGTTCGGCGGTGACGTCAAATTCATCATCCTTCACGCCGTCCTTAACGGAGTCTTTGAAAAGGTCATCAATCTCCGCAGGGTCAAAGCCGGTAAGGGACACATCGAAGTCAACGCCCTGCAGATCCGTAATCAACAAAGCCAACTTGTCCTTATCCCATTCGCCGGAAATCTTGTTCAGGGCGATGTTCAAAGCCTTTTCTTTTTCCTCGGGAAGTTCCACCACAACACAGTCTACTTCGGTGTGACCTATATCCATCAGCACCTTGAGTCGCTGGTGTCCACCAACCACACGGCCAGTAGTTTTGTTCCAGATGACCGGCTCCACATAGCCAAACTGCTCGATGGAACGCCTCAGCTTCTCATATTCCAGGTCGCCGGGCTTGAGAGCCTTGCGGGGGTTGTAGTCTGCAGGCAGAAGGTCTGCTGTGCTTTTCTTTTCGATAATCATACGAGACCCCACGCAGCGAAGGCTTCAAAGCCACCCAAAGCTTGGATGTGCTGTCTCGCTGTTTCTACGATTTCAGAATAAGGGATACCGCCAACAGTCTCGTCGCCGATGGCACAACAGAACTCCACGGGCTTGCCGGTTTCCTGTGCCTTCCGCCAAGCGTAGATGTTTACGCTGACATCAGCCTTACTGAGATCCTTGCCGTGCAGACCGCCACCAGTAACGGAGTCTGCCATATCACTGCCTAGCTTCCGGTTGGTAGCTCCGGTGTCAACATCGGTGCCACCAGTCCAATCGCCTAGGGGGTTAACCTCTGCGTTGGGGAAGATGGATTTCAGCTCCTCACTCTTGGCGTTGCTCTGACAGATGATCAGGCGGTCGCCGTCCAGGATGTATTTCCCATCGGTGCGGTTGAAAGCATAAATTGCTCTGGCAATGCCGGTCAGCTTTTTCTGCTCCTCGGTCACAGGCATACCCTTAAAGATGCCGTTGTCGCCACAGCGGATAGCACCGGTTTGATTTCGGGACAGATGGGCGTCCTGGGGAACTTCCACATAATCCACTTCCAAGGGACCGGCGATCCGGTGGACAGCAGCAGTAACAGCATCGGCGGGCAACGCCACAGAAGTCTCTGCAATGATTTGGCACTTGCCGTGGCCGATTAGGACTTCCACAGCAATGCGGGGATTTTCCTCCTTGCCATATGACAAGTCAACTAACGCACCGGCAATCCGGTCCGCCAACTTATCCGGATGTGCCGGATTTACTTTTTCAAACATAAATGGTTACCTCCAAGTGTTTTAGTGTCCGCGCCGTGCTGTCAGCAGACGCTCCATAAGGTCATCGTGCGGGGTGGAACTATAATCGGCAGTGCAGTTTTCCTTAACTATCTGGAAGATTGCAAACCAGGTGGAATTGACCTGCTTCATATAGTCCCGACTCATAGATACATACGGGCTTGCGATTGCGTTGCCGGTGGTGGGGTGCTTTGCCAGAAAGCCAAATTCAGAAATTGCTTCCTCGCACTGTACCCATCGAGAAACTGACATCGCATATTGCTCCACAAGCTGTGGGTTGATAAGCCGGTCACAGCCTAATCCTTTCAGCCACTTGTAGGTTGCGATATACACTTCCTCGGCGCATAAGTCTTTGCCGTTTTTCTGCTTGGCTTTGAGGTATTCCTTCACAGGAGGGATATCCTCGCCGTCAAATTCCGCAGGGGGCGGCAAATTGAGTGCGGTAGCAGGCTTGCCAGCTGTAATTTTGTCTGCAAGCGGTTTCTTTTTAGGACCGGTTCCGGGTCGAGCGCCACCGCGATTTGTACCATCCTTGGCCACATTTACATCTCCTTTCCTCATTGAATTTTATTGGGGGTTAATACCCCGTTTGAATAGGGGAAAATGAACACGTGACCCCACGCCCGTTGCACAGAAAAAAGGTCCCGAAGATTTTTACTCCCCTACCGGGAAAGAAAGATGTGTCCAAGTCTTCAGGTTTACAATGTCACTGATGTGTCTCTGAGTAACAGGGTAGAGTTCTGCAATTTGTTTCTGTGTTAATCCATCCGCATATAACTTTTTTATTTGCATAATGTCCTTCTCGGTAAGCTTGGCTCTGATGTGCCGCTCACCGACACGCAAACACACCGCCGTGCCGTGCCGTATGGCATCCTGGGCGTTCTCTTTCTGTGTGCCCCAGCAGATGTTTTCTAGGCGGTTGTCTGTTGCCACACCATTCAGGTGCCGGCACACATAGTTCAGTGGTCTTGGGCCGGAGAACGCTTCAAGTATTAACTTGTGTACCGGTTCAACATGGGATTTGACCGGCGTTCCACCGTCACGCACATTGACCCGGTAATAGCCCTTGTGTAATCGCTTAGGAAGCTTCCTTAACAAGCCACAACGGTTTGAGTAAATCTCACCTTCAGCCGTGGCAAAGTAGCCCGGGTAGTTTGGGATTGGTGTCATCTACGCAACCCTCCCCAGCGATCGCCTCGCTCTGCGTGTAGCTTGGCGTGGCAAGACTTACACAAAGCAATTAAATTATCTCGTGCATGTGTACCACCTTCTGCTAGAGGGACTTTGTGGTGGATCTCCTCGGTCGGTACAAAATTTCCGTCTCGCTGGCACAGCTCACATACCGGGTGCTGCTGTACATAGCTGTCACGGATGCGTTTCCACACCCGTCCATAACGACGGCGTGTTTCCGGGTCTCTGTCGTAAGTCTCGTACCGCTTGGCTTCCACCTTTGTATGCTCCTCACAGAACCGCCCGTCAGTAAGCTTGGGGCAGCCGGGATAGGAACAGGGTCTCTTAGGTTTCCTTGGCATTCCTTTCCTCCTTCCTAACAAGCTGACGGAGTTTGTAGCGGAGGACATACCAAAGCTGTTCCATATAACCAACCTTTCTGTAGCCCACTCATCCCACCTCCATTTGGGCATAGAAAAAGCCCCACAGTTTCCTGTGAGGCTCATCCATATTTACTTGGCGATTATAATGATATCATAGGGACATAGTGAAAAACAATGAAATTTACTGCACACTTTTTCAAAAGGACATTAAAACGGGTACATCTTGACATTTAGCAGCATTTTGATATAATAGGCTCAAATATGTGCCAGTTTGTCCTCCGGTATCCTTCGGGCCCGGGGGCTTTTTGCGGACTATAACTGGTCGTTTATCAAAAACACGCTCCTGCTGATTGGCAATATTTTTTGAGAAGCGGCTTGACTTTTACATATAAGACCGTTATATTGTAGGCACGGAACAAAAATCGCCTTGCGGTTTTATTGGAACTGGTGCCTGTCTCCGGTTCCATTTTTGCTTAGAATTGGGGTATGCGTTTGCGGATGCATACTTGAGAGAGCTGGAGAAATTCGGCTCTCTTTTTGTTTATAGGCAAAATTAGGCACTCCCGGTTTGGGGAGTGCCTTTGCTCGTTATACCGGTACCTTTACTTTAGCCAATGCACAATCGTGTAGCTTGTAGATATTTCTTGTGCTGTACTGCATATCCACGGCAATTTGCTCCCAGGTTTTAAAGCATAAATACCGCAGTTCAAGAAGTGTTTGGCATTCTGGATCGACCACAGCCTTGATTACGGCAACCATATCGCGCTTCAAATCCACCAACCGGTCAATATCGGCATTTATCTCGTTTTCCAAATCCACAATCTTGCCGATAATATCCTGCATCTTAAACACATTGTGACTGCCGCCACCTGGCATATCACTCATTGTTGCGGTAGCTTTGGTGGTTAAATCACGCAGGGACATGACCTGTTCTAGCTTGCTGTTAATCCGCTGATCCAAGCGATAGGCTTGTCCTAAGTACTCTTTAGCCGTCATTGTCACACGCCTCCTTGGTAGTTTCCGCCACATCCTGAGTCAGCTTATCTGCTGCCTCTTTCCGCAGTCTGCGATTCTTGCGACGGATGGCTTTACGGCGCTGACTGCGTTCCTTACGCAGAATATTGCTCATTGCTGCTCCGGCTGTGGGATCAGAATAGCCTTCGCAGTTGCGATAAATTCCATAGCTCATTTTGCTTCCTCCAATTTTTCAATTTCGATGTATATGCCACACGGCTCATCCGACCATCTTTTCTCGATAATCTCACGAGCAACCTGGGCATCGTCATTCCAAAAGTGGCATTTGGTCATACAGTCCTTCAGCATCTTTTGGAGATTGTCTGTATCCGGGCGTGTAGAACGCCACTGCCCATTCTTATGACTTTTCCCCCTGGGGAACAGCCACATTACTCGCAAAGAAAGCGGACCCTCAAAGGGCTTCTGTGGCCTGTTCACGGAAAGGTATGCGGACAGTTTGTCCTTGGCAGCCTTCACTGCCGGGGGATCGTAAAATATGGGTTTACCTTTCACAACGCGCACCTGCTTCATCTGGGCGGTTGTGGTAGGTGGGTTAATTGCAATAAAGAAATTCATTTTTCTACACCTCAGAATTTTGCAGTTTTCTTTACTGAGATTGTTCCGTTGCGCTCCATCTAAGGGGAAGGGCGGGCATTTAGCCCTTCCCACTTAGGGAGTGTAACGACCGTCTATAGTATTTATGTATATAAATACAGCGTAGAAGAAAACCGAAATTTAGACCTATTTAGGGCTATCCTGCACCTTGTACACATGACCCTTTTCCAAGTAGAACTCGTCCTTCATTTTGCGAATCCGAGCATATACGGCCTTATCCCCAAGATTCAAATATTCCATCATATCTTGTACGGTTACTGCACCGTCCATATTCAAAACTTGGTAAGCTTGCCGGAATTCCTCGTTGGCATCTTCTGCGGTTTTCTTGTGAGAGTTTTGCAGTTGTCCTGCTTCCCATGTCCCTTGTGGCGGAAGTGCCGATAACTCGGCAGCATTGGCTACACGATGGATGGGATATTCAAACCAAAACTCTACAGGCTTGATATTGGGAAATTCTCGGAGGTTGGACTCCATTCTCCAGGCGGTTGCAAAACCGTCTCTCACATTGTTTTTGATATCATCTGTCAATGCCAGCTCAATCATATCTAGCTGGGCATCCGGATCTCGGGCAAACACGCCACTTCCGCTTGCACGGTCCATAGCTTTCTTATTGCCTTGAGATCCCTTTGAGTGATGGTGGCAATAAATAGTTGCACATCCGGTTTCGGTACAAATCTTGTCAAACTGGTTGCAGAACATAGCCATATCGGAAGCATTATTTTCATCGCCTGTGATGACCTTATAAATGGGGTCTACAATAATGGCATCAAAGTGCTGATCTCGCACACGGCGGATTAGTTTTGGGACCAATTTGTCTAACGGCACCGCATGACCACGCAAGTTCCAAATGACGATATTTCCCATATTGCGTTTTGGCAGTTTCTGTGCGTCATAGATTTTCATAAAACGCATAATGCAGGAAGCCGGGTCGATTTCCAGGTTCACATACAGAACTCTACCCTTCTTGCAGGGGAAGCCCAGCCACTTGGAGCCTTCTGCGATTGCGATGCTCAACTCCATAAGAGCGAAACTCTTACCGGCCTTGGATGGACCGGAAATCAGCATCTTATGTCCGCAGCGGAGAACGCCTTTAATCAGCTCGTCAGGTAAAACAGGGAGATTATCCTTGTAAGTATCCAAGGAAACCATATCCGGCAGTTCATCGGTAACACCCTCAGCGAAGTCGAGCCAGTCTACCCAGCTCTTTCTGCCGATATTGGTAGCCACCAAGTACTGCTTTTTTTCACCACGAGTAACACCAGGCATACGGGACAACCGAGAAGGATTCCGGTTCTGTCTGTCAACATCGACACCGTTCCTTGCTAAGAAGTCATACAAAAACTCCACGCGCTTGCGGTACTCGGTGTAGTCCTCCGCATCTACCTTCACAATAGCGTGTAGGCTTTTGCCACCGGAATGAACGAGGCAAGCAATCGGCAATTCCAGCTTCCGGTACAGTGCATCCTGGTCGGCAATCGACATGCTATCCGATTCGACTAGGCAATACTTGAAGCGGACAACGTTGTCATTACGAACACCTTCGCCGTCCACAGGATTGAAACGAATCCAGGCACCGACCCCCGGCTTCCAGTCACCAATGGTCGCACCCAAGTCATCCGGATGCTTTTTTAGTGAGGCAATCAGCTCACCAGCTGTCCGGGAATATACGCCCTTTGCCGGCACCCAGCGCATCTCCGTATCCTGCCACACATCATTTGTCACATAACCCACGAAGTCATCCTTCTCGTACAGAGTTTCCAGATAGGTGATCAGCTCCTGCGTAGGATTCCACTGTTCCGGAGCCGTGTACTGATTGAAGCTATCGCCATCGAAATAAATGATGTCGTTCCAATCCATAGCCGCCCCGGGACCAAGTGCCGTCCATCCACGGTCTTTTGCCATCTGCACGATGGTTGCTCCGGTAATGGGAGAGATGCTGCCATGGAAGGTATCCCACTTGCGTTCGCATTCGCCAGGGTGGTATCGTCTGTCACCACGGCTCCAATTTTCCCAAACCTGGCATTCAAAACCTTCTGCCTTCAATGCCATACCGACATTGATCCACTCTTGGTAACTCACTGCCGCTACATCGATTGCTTGTAGGGCAGATAAAATATTGCTCATAAAAATCCTCCAAATTAAGGTTTGTATTTATTGGGAATAAGCCCACGGGGTAACCGCCAACTGTTAGCGGCAAGCCGGGATATCATCTTGCCGGCCTCCTCAAACTTCCAAGTACCAACCTGTCTGAAGCCGTAACGCTCTAAACAGCGGATCTGCTTGGGTGTTGCCAGTCCCATTTTCTGTCGGCGCATCAGCCGGCCAATCAGCAGGCTTGCCTTGCCCATATTCTCAACGGAAGCGGAGTAAATGCCTCTCTGCTCCAAAAATGCCAGTTGCTTTTCAGAAGGCGGTGCCATTTCCCAAGCAAAGGTAGGAACATAGCCAACCAGGTCTTCCGCTGCGATAGAAACTGCATATTGGAGTGGATCTACCAGTCTCCGTGTCCGCAGACGCATTTCTTCCAGTTCACGGGCAAGGGTTTCTTCCCGTTCCTGGAGGACATTACGCTCGGCTTCATCTTCGGCATCTACAAGGTCAACACTGTCATCCGCATCCTTGATCTGCGCATCGATGCGTTTGGCAATATCCGCATCCTTGGAAATAAGACAAGAGGGGCGGCATAAATCGTGCCGTTCTGTCATCCACAGAAAGTCCAAAAGCAGAAGGTGATCCTTTCCGGGGTGTAGGCGCATTCCGCGCCCTACCATCTGTTGATATAAGCTCCGGACCTTTGTGGGACGAAGAACCACCACACAGTCTACACTTGGACAGTCCCAACCTTCCGTCAGAAGCATTGAGTTGCACAGCACATCGTATTTTCCGTTTTCAAAGTCAGCCAGGATCTGCGCCCGGTCTGTGCTGTTGCCGTTCACTTCTGCTGCTCGAAAGCCGTCATCCTCAAGGATGTCCCGGAACCGCTGTGAGATGTGTACCAATGGAAGGAACACCACGGTCTTTCGATCCTTGCAGTAGTGCGCCATTTCCTTGGCAATCTGCTGTAAGTACGGCTCCAGGAAAGAGCCAATTTGACCGGTGCTGAAGTCACCATTGGTGATCTGGACCTTGCTGATATCCAGCTCCAAGGGAATCATCTGTGCCTTCACCGGACATAAGTACTTGTCCCTAATGGCATCTTCCATGCTGTACTCAAAGGCAAGGCTATCAAAGTACTGACCTAGATCCTTCCGGTCTCCTCTGTCCGGGGTAGCTGTAACACCCAGCACATTGGCATCCGGAAAATGTTCCAGTACCCTCTGATAGCTATCCGACAGACAATGGTGGGCTTCGTCCACCACGATGTCAGTAAAGTAGTTCCGGGGAAATTGCCGCAGTCGGCTTTCCTGCGCCAATGTCTGGACAGACCCAACAGCAATCTGCTCCTCTCCGTTTAGGCAGGAGCTTTCTGCTTTTTCCAGACCACAGGATAGTCCGGTAACTGCCAGCAACTTGTCAGCCGCCTGGGTCAGCAATTCTCCCCGGTGGGCGAGGACTAAGGCTTTTCCTCCACGAGAAACACGCTGTCCCAAGATGGAGGAAAAGACCACGGTCTTACCGGTGCCGGTGGGAAGCACCAGAAGTGTCTTCCGGTGCCCTTTGTCCCACTCGGCGATGACCGCATCTCTCGCCTGTGTTTGATACGGTCTAAGGTTCATCATTAGAAGGTGTCTTGCGACCAGCTCTGCTGGGGTGCCTTTTCTGCATCACTTACCCAGGCAGGGGTCTTCTGCTTGGGAAAGAAGGCGGGATCGTAGTCCAGGAAGCGATCCACATCATTAGCCATCTTCTGCTCACCGTCACGATTGGTGTAGGGACGGGGCTTGAAGTGGGCACGGCCCTGTGCGCCGGGAACCTTGTTCCAGTCCATCACCAAACGCTCACCGTGCTTCTTGAGACCGATGCAGCGGAAGAAATCAGAAATGCGGAACTCCAGGGTGCGGCAGAGAATGAGATCGCACTTCACGAAGGCACTGCCTTCACGAGTGTCCACCTCAAGGGTCAAGGTTGCCTTGTTGCAGGCAGGGAGCTTGGCACTGCCGGGGAAACGCCCACGCTCAAAGTCACGCACCACAAAGTTGTAGTCACCCTCCTCCAGGAGGATAAACTGTTGGCCATCGTCCTCGATGGCATCATTCCAGTCCATAACCAGGTTGTTATCAAAATTGCTCATATCATTACCTCCAAAATTTTAGAACGGCAGCCGATCAGGGTCTGCTTCGATGGTTTCAACGATCTTCTTCCAGTTGGGGATGACCCAACCCTTGAGAAATGCTTCGGGATATTCCTCGACGGGAACATTTGCGGGAAAATGACCACGCTGGGCTACAATCTGCTGCAGCTCCGGCTCTACGATCTTGGACTCGGTCATCATTGCCCGGATCTGCTCCAACAGAGTAGGCGTAGTGGTCTGCTCGGTCTTTTCGGCAGGGACTGCCACGGGCGTAGGTTTCTTGCCACCGAAAATGTGAGCAATGTTGCTGTAGTCCAGTTCCAGCTCATCCGGCAGGCCGTGTCTGTTTTTTGCATCCCAACAGGGATGGTGGGTTGCATACATCACACGCTTGCCGCCCTGGGCTTTCTTGGTCTCATTCTGGGCGGTGACCACATAGGTCTTGTAATTGCAGAACAGCAGAATGTCGCACCACTCTTTCAGCAGAGGCGCAACCTGCTTGGACAGCTTCATCTCCCAGCGGTCATAAGCGCCCATTTCATCGGGCTGCTCAAATTTCCGCATCTTTGCGTGAGCTGTGGCAACCACGTGAATTCCGGCAGCGATTACTGCATCCAGGGCATTCAGTAGCCGACCGAACTCTTCAGCTAAATAGGTGTAGCCTTTGCCGTAGCCGAAATCCTCTATGCCGGCCTTCTTGTACTTGTTGCAGATACCGGCAATGCACAGCTGTTCTGCCCAGTCGGCGGTGTCCAAAATGAGGGTGCCGCAGATATTCGGCTCTTTAGCTACTTCCTGTACAATGCCGATCAGCTCATCGAAGGACTCCGGCTTGCTGATACGGCGGACATCCATATGGGCAGTACCGCCTTCCGTGTCGATGAACAAGGGGTTGGGAAACTGTGCTGCCAAGGTGGATTTGCCGATGCCTTCCGCGCCGTAAATAACCACCTTCTGCGGGCGGCTCACAATGCCGCTTGAAATCTTTAGCATATCGTTGCCTCCTTATCTGAGAGAGCAGGACAGATCCTGCACAAGGGTGATGCCGGGGACTTCTGCACCGCTTTGGAGCAGCTTCTTGACCTCGGTCTTGCTGACTTCCGGCTCCGCCTGTTTGTAGCAATAGCTGTAGCCATTCTCCATGAGCCAGGAGACAGCAGCACGGTTGTCGTCTACATCGACCTTCGTGGTCTTCCGGTAGCATACGGTTGCCACTCCGCAGTCTGTCTTTTCACCGGCACATTCCCGGTCGAGGATTGCCATAAGCCTGTCAACCTTATTGTCGAGTTTGGCTCTGCGCTCTCGCAGCCGAAGCTCCTCGTTCTTAACAGCGGCGGCTTCTGCTCTGGTGTTCAGCACCAGCTTTGCCAGGTATTCCAAAATGCGGCTACGCTCCATCTGCAAGCTGTCCAACTGGGCAAGCAGTGCCTCGTCGGAAATAATCTCACCCGTCTCCGGATTGACCAGTTGCTCAAAGATGTCGGCAATCAGCTGATTCACTTCGTAGAGTTTCACTTGCTCACACCTCCTTCCGTAGCCTCACTGATGGTGACGGTGGAGACTGTGTTGCCGGGAACAAGCACCGTGACTTTGTTCAGCGGACCAAATAAGAAGGTCAGCAACTTTTCACGAATGGTAAT